GAAGGTTGTTATGTAATTAGCAAGTCCTTGAGATGTAGACAAGAGTCCTATTGAACTAATGAATTGAACACTACCAAGTCCTGTAATTGTTGAGGCAAGTTCCTGCGGATCAATAAAACTATTGATATAGGTTGTAAGTCCTTGAGCGGTGGATGTAAGCTGTGCGCTGGAAATATACCCAAGAGTCCCTAGATTTTGAAGAGATGAGAATAGAGCTGCTGAGGAGATAAAAGTAGGCGGCACAGAAGACAGGAAACCTAGGCTTCCCAGACCTTGTAAGGACGAAAAAAGAGTTGCAGAGGATATAAAAGTCGACGGTACAGAGGATACATAGCCTAGGGTACCCAACCCCTGTAGAGAACTCGTGAGTTGCGGTGTTGAAACTATGCTTGACAAGTTAAGAGACGAGAGATAACCCATTGATCCCAAGCCTTGTAGACTCGAAAATAGAGAAGCTGATGAAATAAAGGTGGACGGCAGAGATGAAATATAACCCATCGTTCCAAGTCCTTGGAGACTTGAAAAGAGCTGGGAGCTAGAAACAAAGGTGGATGGGATGGATGACAAGTAACCAAATGATCCTAATGTTTTTAATGAGGATAGGAGTTGCGAACTTGAAATATATCCAAGTGTACCGAGACCAAGTGTTGTGCTCGTTAAACTTAGATCTGACGCACCCCCACTTAGAAGTGTTCCATTTAGATATAGTGACCCGTTTGAAAGAGTCAATGAACCAGGTGTATTTGTATAGAGATCCCTAAAAATAAGTGTACTTAGTTGAAGTGAGCTTGCATAAAGATTTGTAAATGACGACAGCGTTGCTGCAGAGAGACCAAAGGTACCCTCATATCTGTAAAAACTAATTGTTGGTGGGGCATTTCCTGCATTAAGATTATTGAAAAATTTCAGAACTCCACCGTCTACATCAAACACCCACGGATATGTACCAGCCGCACTCAATGGGTTTCCTGCTGAATCATACACAATGGTCTGATAGAATCCCGCTCCATAACTCGCTGGAATTGCACTTGTAAGAATATTCAATTCAGGATTTGCCGCTGTCGCATCAGTGAACCAATAAGACTCATATAAGTTAATATGTTTGAGTGTTACATTTATATATTTCACAATATATGGATAAGATGCACTGGTCCAACGCTGACCTTTTGTAAAAGAAAAATCTCTTACAAAATCTGTCGGCACCGCATTTGGTATAGGCTGCTGTAAGATTTGTATGGAAGGAATAATTCTAGCCCGTGAGGTGATCGACTCTTGTGATACAAAAGATAAATCTTGAGTATCTGCGACACCAAAATTTTTTTTGTACAATAATGTGATTTTTTGTGAATCTGATGCCATCCCTTTTTATAGTGTAGAAAAAACATTATGATATGGTTGCTGTAACCTGCGAAAATGCAAAATTACGATTCATGGGAATTCCTATTCTACAAATAATTCGTACATCCTTTGGCGATGGTGTAGAAAAAGATGGTATAAAAAGAGATGGAAATAATATAGTTGGTGACGCAATTGAAGCACCGGAAGTCACTCCACCATACACTTGTTGGTAAGTTCCTGTTGAATCTACAAAATATGTAAGCGCACTAGCTGAATTGGAAATTGTTCCATTCGCATCTAACCAAACAGTTGTAGGCGATGTTCCATCTGTTGGTAGAACTGATGCCTGATCTTCGACTTTATAGTATACTTTGAGTGTGTCAGAAGTTCCTGTAAAAATTAACAGATTGTTTGAGACTGAAATTGCATCAGTGTCGGCTGGAATATAGGTAATTGAAAAACGGAGCTGAGAAAAATTCGTATTTTGATTTGATACTTTCCAAGCAAAGGTTGCGAAACGATGTCCAGATGTTAGAACACTACTGTAGTCCACGGTGTTGAGATCAGTTGCGCTATACTGTTTTGTTCTGTAATCTATATAACAATCTGTTCGTGTTCCTTTTGATCTATGCGCTCCGTTTGTCACCTGCAGTTCGTTCGAAAGGACATAGGCTGGTCCTGAACCTACGATTGAATATTGATGCCAGGTTGTAGTATACAAAAATCCAGTATAAGAATAATTTGTACCATTTGAGGCAAAAATATAGGGCGGTATGTAGGTTGTCCCATCATAATTTGAAAATGACCAGATTCTGCATCCTGCCGCTGCTCCTCCACTATAGAGGGTATTGAGAGATCCTGGAAGAGTTGTATTGATAAGTGTTACAGAAGGTCCATCGACGATACACGGAATAGCTGTGGCTGAAAACGATCCAGAGGTATTTGAAGGATTTGCCGCTGCCACTGACATTGTAATTGATGTAGCGTAAGCTGAGGCAAGAGAATTAAGTTGAAAGGAGCCATTAGAAAATCCGATTCTCTGATTTTGGAGTATCTGTCCGCTATTGGAGCCAGAAACTACATGAGACAAATCTGTTTCAGAAAAGTTCGTCGTAACAGAACCGGCTGTATTTGTGTAAGACAGCATAGGAGACTTGTAGAAATATTGACCCAGGTTTGAAGCGCCAGTAATTGTACTCAGGACCGGCTGTCCAGAAATAACTCTGACTCCTGAAACATAACTATTCGTCGGTGGTGTTCCTACAGAAAAGTTGAATGCCATATCCAAGATCGTGGCTGTTCCTAGAAGACCATCATAGTAAAACGAAAGTTGAGATGTGATCGGTGTAGCAAGCTGTGTCAGGGTAGTTGTGTGAGTATACTGTGTGGGTGTAGCTGAAAAAATTGCCTGTCTAATTGTTACCGTGTTTGAGGCATTTAGATAGAATCCTTGATAGTAAACGGGACTTGCATACTTATCATAGACATTGGTGGGCGTCACTGTAAGATTAGACTGCGTTCCTGCGGCGGGTGTCGCTGCAGGAAAGCCATTAAAGGTGACTGTCGGTCCGGTGACTGATACTGGACCTGAAATTGCTGTGGCTAGCGTAGCAATTCCAGCAGCGGTGGTACCACGATTTGTCAGAATATGTAGAGGGACGACAAAGTTTGCGCTTGTCCAATCTGCATTCGTATTGAGAAGACTCGTTACAGTAATATTATCTGTTACGCGTTTTATGGTTCCACCGAAATATCTAGCAGCAAAACTTACTGATATACCTGAATCTGGACTGAGGTAAGATGTACTAATACCTAGTGTCGATGCAAAGGGTCCAGCAATCGATGCCGAGTTCGTTGCCTTCACATAGAAATTATATTTTGAATCTGGATATAAGTTTGTAGCGTCATATTTTATGACATTACCTTGGGTTGAATCGGGACTGGCGACAAAGGTAAATGGGCTGTTGACGGCGGCAGTCTGGGCATCATAGACTGCTGCTCCATATCTGACTCCAGGAATCGGTACTGAATTAAATGATAAATCATAACGTGATATTGTAGCAACAGAACCTGGGTTCAGTGTATCTGCATACTGAGGCGTACTGAAAAAGAAAGATAAACTCTGATACGTCACATTTGTGCTCTGTAATTTGCGCGGGGCGGAGGGAGGACCGGCTGCCAAAAAGGGCGAAAAAATTGTTGAAGCTATATTACAACCAACATTGTAGTTATTATACCACGCAATCAGTTGCCCGTTGCTAGTTAAATTCGTCAGAGTTGGTGCATAATATACAAATGCATACCGCGGTTGACCATCTTGAGGAAATATTTTTCTTTGAACCCCTGTTGGTTGCACTGTATTTGTTAAAACGGCTCCTGTAATATAATTAGATCCATTATGATAATTTACTATTCCAGTCGATAAGGTTGATATAATTGTGGAGGGATTAATATAAGTCAATTGTGTTGAGAGTACAACATTTAGAGAGGTGATTACGGGAACCCATGGATTCTGAAATCCGACATTAATTTGAGTTGGGTATGTCCACGGAATGAAGATCTCAGAACTCTGAGAAACAGGCGTTCCAAATAATATAGAAGACGGCGGATTGATCAAATTCTTCTGAATCCACTCGTCATTATAAATAAGATTTCCTACTGTTGACGTATATCCTGCGGTACCTAGACCGGCTACTGTACTGGTAAGTTGCGAGGTGGACACGAAATTTGCCTGAACCGTGGAAAGATATCCTTCTGTGCCTAATCCGGCGAGTGTCGACTGGATATTTGACATTGTTACATCACCGATACCACCCGTTCCACCCATAATTGTTGAAATAAACCCAGCTGTACCGAGTCCTGCTACTGTACTTGCAAGAGGTGGACCAAAGGGTAGGTTTGTAAGCTGTGAACCATCGCCTACAAAAAAGGCACTTTTTGTTGTTCCAGTGACGGTGACTGGTCCATCAACGAAGACACTTCCACCAAGTACACGAAAATCACCATATGGATTTAAGGCATCAAATGAAATTGTCTCATACCCGAATTTATTCGAGGGAATCGTTGTTAATAAGTTCGATGGATTAATAGCCGTTAATAGGGTGCCATTTCCGATGAAATTATTTGCCTGCACTGTGCCAAGTATGGTTGCGTTTCCTGCTTCTAACAGACCCGTTGATATACCTGCTACGTTAAATTTTCCTGTCAGTGTTAGTGAAGATGTCAATAGTGCGTCAGTATTAATAACTGAAGTTGAAAGAAGTTGTACTGATGAAATATAGGTGGCTGTAAGTGTTCCTGTACTAATAAAAGGCGCCGCAAGTACACCACTTGCATCACGAATCCAAAAATTTCCCGTGCTCGGCAAAGCATAAGCAGGAATAGAATTAGGATTAAAAAATCCTGATGTCAGATTTGCATTCAAGGCACCCAGGGGAATATTTGAGAGTTGCGAGCCGTCGCCACGGAAGGCTGTTGCCTGTAAGAGACCACTCCCTTGAAGAGCAATTAGAGGAATCGATGATGGAGCATATACTGACGTATTTAAGGTACCAAAAAGCGAGGTTGTAGGTACACTGATTCCAAGTAGGGTAGCATTATTTGTAGAAATCAGCGCCGAGACTGGAATACTTCCTGCAGCAAATAAGTTCGTCGATAATATACCAAATAAAGCAGCCGTAGGCACAGAAATAAGTCCTTTCGCGTCACCTACGAAAGAACCTCCACCTAGAATACGAATGCCCGTATTTGAACTTATATCAATTGCATATTGTGGAGTTGAAATACCACCGATTCCGAGGTGTTTTGATTTCACATTAAATGTGAAAGCCGCCTCACCTGGAAAGAGAGACTGAATGAGATCCCCGTTCACTGTTGAAATAAGTGATGACGGACCAAAATGTACTGTATAGCCCTCGTAGTCATTTGCTACCACAAAACGTTCTTCACGACTACTCACATCTGGAGCTATTTTGGCGAATGAAATCCGACTGTTTCGGACCAATAAATCATTTGTTGAAAAGGCTGCTGCTGCCATCCTCCCTACAGTATGCGGATATACGGAAAAAGAAGATCCTACACACGAAACAGTATGAGTTCTCAGCACGGTTACGAATTAGCTGGAATGACCCGCATGGGTCCAGTAACGGTTCCTAAACATTTACCACTCTGCAACATTACTGATATTTCACCTCTGGCTACACGACCCATTGTCTTACTCGCCACTGCCACAATTACAGATGATAATCTTTTTGCAAACGGTCTTTTTCAGAATGTTTTTGTTTTATATAAAATGTTTGATTCGGCTGGGTGGACTCCGATCTTGGTTGTCAATACCAAGCCAACAAACCTTGAAAAGGTCCCTGAAGTTCTTCGGACAACACGTGTACTCAGTATTGAAGATCTTGTAAAGCAGCCTCTTCCGATCAAGGCTTATATCGAAATTGGAATGAGCATTGATCCAAATCTTCGGCGTTTCTTAAAGATGATTGGTGCGAAGACATTCAAGCTATATCTTGGTAATATCTTGAATATTGATATTGAAACTCCTGTCTTCTATCCCTCGATGAATTTCAGTCATCACGTCGTAGGTGAAATGGATGAAATCTGGGTCTCTCCGCATTATGGACAGCACTCCGAGTACGCCTGTGCCCTTAATCAGGTAGATCCTGCTCAAGAAAGAAAGATAGCACCCTATGTCTGGGATCCTTGCATCTTAACGGATGGAAATCGTCGCAATCCTCAGTGGCGCCCGAGACGAGGCGATGAGAAGGAGACATTTATCGTGATGGAGCCCAATATCAGCTTTCAGAAAACGGGTCTTCTTCCGATCATGGCTCTCGAAGGCTGGTACCGAAAGAATAAGGACTGGAATGGTCAGGTTGTGGTTGTTAACGGTGACCGAATGGCTTCTGTTCCCTTCTTTAAGGAATCTATCTTGAGTACACTCGAGCTTCAGAAAGATGGTAAGTTGGTTATTCTTGGACGCAAGGATATGATAACCATGATGACAGACTATCCGAACGCCACCTTTGTTCTACATCAATGGAACAATGAATATAATTACATGACCCTTGAACTACTCTGGTCCGGATTCCCTGTTGTTCACAATGCTCAGTCTTGGAAGGAATATGGATATTGCTACGAGGGAAATAGCGTGAATAGTATGATTTCCAAAATTTCTTTCGTACGAGAACGCCACGCTGAACTCTTAGAAACATACAGGTCACATGCAAAACTCTTAGCCTGGACACATTCTCCCTACAACCCCGAACTTCAAAAGGCGTGGATTAAACTCGTATGCGGTTAAACCAGTCATATCTGAATACGGGTTAAAAAAAGAATGAAGGTCGGTATCACTGCGAACTTCCAGTTTTCCTTCTTTAGTGGAGGTGGATCTTCAACAACGATTGCCACTGCCGAACTTTGTAAGAAACTCGGTCATGACATATATTTGGTTAATGCCAACGGCACGCAAGAATGGTGGGATGATTGTAAGAATCTCAAAGCAGAGTATCCGAATGTTCTTCATCTCGAGAATCTGAAGAATTCTACTGGCGAACCCCCACTCGATATTTTGTTGGAAGTGAGTACTCTTATGGCAACGGCAGAACTTAGACGAAAGATCGCGAGGCAGTGCATCTGGGTGGTCAGAAAACCTGCACTCCTACATGATATTGAAAATAGTATTTATCCTCTCACATCTACCAAGAGAAACTTAGATGGTTTAACGGCGATCTGGGCTCTTGATCTTGAGGTAACAAAGGACGAAATTGAATACCTAGAAATCCTATCAAAGGGTCTCCCCGTTCGGCATGTACCGTTTGCCTGGTCTCCCAGTGCAATCGAAACTCACAAGAAAGAGGCGGGTACACCCGAGTGGATTCAGGTTCTTTCTTATTTTATTCAGCAGAAAGGCGGAATTCCTCCGTGGTCCATTCATATTTGTGAGACAAATACAAGCGCCAGCAGCAGCTGTACAATTCCCCTTGTGACGCTTCGTGAAATGAAGCGCAAGTCTATCATACCGTTTTCCAACTATAAGATCCACAATGCAGAACATATTGAGAAAAATGACTTTTTTTCACAAAATGTTATGAAGCATTGTCAAATCGATGGTTTAACGGCGACCTTTGTTGGACGTCAGCGAATTATCGATTGGATATATGATCCAGCCTCGGTCGTTTTCTCTCATGTGCGCTTTCGTAGTGTACGCTCCATGTTTCTTGATACAATCTGGTGTGGAATTCCTTTTGTACATAACTCTCAATTACTCTCTGATTTGGGTGCACCTTACTATTATACTGATAATTCTATTATTGAAGCAGGAGCTGCCTTCTCAAAGCTCCACCAGGATTTACTCCAGGGTAAGGGTATGTTTCAGACTGGATTCTTAGAAGCGATGCGGGCAAAACTTCGTTCTGAATTTACTTGCGATTCCGAGCGTGTAGTGAATGGATGGAAGGAGGCTTTTTCTTCCTTACCCGCGGTTTCTGCGCCTGTTTTGGCGCCTGTTTCTGCACCCCTGCCTATGGTTGCCATTGCACCGAAACTAAGTACTTCTAAGAAAACACTGAATGTCCTCTTTACTGATATGTGGGATGGATTCAATCCCGAATACAATATGTTTTTACTTATGATGTATGAAGGTATCAAGTATTCTGATAAGGAGCTTCAAATTCTCGGATTTACTGTGCAGACTCTGCCCAGTGGCTGTGTACCGAATGTACTTATCTTTGGTCCGTTTGGTACCGAATGGAAGAAAGAGGCTTGGAAGGATATCAAGAAGGTGCATTTCACGGGAGAAAATACACAACCTCAGATGGGCGACGGTGTAGTACTCAATCTTGGTTACGCGCATGCGGATTTTGTAGATGAGTCTTACATACGTTTTCCTCTCTGGATGATTGAGATTGATTGGTTCGGGGCGGATACTGAAAAAATCAATAATCCTAAGCCACTACCTGTTGATCGATGCACAAAGGTATATCCAGGTGAAATCGTAGAAAAGACAAAGTTCTGTGCCTTTGTTGTAACGAATCCTTGCAATCCTGTACGCAATAACGCGTTCCATTGGCTATCACAATATAAGAAGGTAGATTCTGCTGGACGACTCTTTAATAATATAGGTGATGAAATCTTTGCTGGTTTGGGCGGCGGCGGTGGTGAACTTAAGAAACATGAATTTTTGAAGAAGTATAAGTTCTGTTTTGCATATGAGAACTCAAGTTCTCCAGGTTATACTACAGAAAAGCTTCTTCATGCGAAGGCGGCTGGATGTATCCCCATTTATTGGGGTGATCCTAAGGTTGAGCGTGATTTTTCATCAGCCGGTTTTATTGATGCGAGAAAAATGTCTTCTCCTGATGAACTCATTCAGGCTGTAAAAACTCTGGATGAGAATCCCTCTGAGTATCTCATGAAATTAGCTGTACCGGCTCTTGATGATTATAAGCGCGACCTTGTTCGTCGGACCTTGAGAGAAGTTTCTTATGGTATCCTCAAGGCGGCGGGCATTGAGCAAAATAAATTGGATCTCATTCCTCAATTTATTGGCGGAAAGTCTAGTGAGGAGGCAGTTGCCATCGGCAGGGAGAGAAATGTCTCCTTCTCTCCACCTGCTTCCGTACCTGTTTCTGAGCCTGTTTTGGCGCCCGTCACAACCCTCAAAGAAGCGCCTTTAAACAAAGTCGAGTCAATTAGTTCTCCACTGGTAATTACATATGCCACGCGCAACTACTTGTCATCTCTTCAACAACTCTTAGCTGGAATTACAATTCAAAAGAAGGGTATCCCTGATATTGAAATACAGGTCTGGCTTACACAGGATGTACCTGAAGATTCTCGCTCTCTACTCAAGTCAAACTATCCAGATGTAAAATTCTTTAGTCCACCTGAATCTGAGTTTCCCCAGGACTTCCCTGACTATTGGAACCCTCAACACTTTGCCTGGAAATGCTGGCTACTAAATTATGTATGTTCATCTCCTCAATATAAGGATCGCCTTGTTCTCTATTTTGATGCAGGCGTATTCTGCTGCAGGTGGCCCAGCGATATGCTCCGCCTTGCCTTCGAGGATGGTGTCTGTCTTCTGGAAGATCCTAGACAGATAAATGATCAATGGTGTCATGATGTATTCAAAAATTCACTACAAATGACAGAGGCTGAGAAGTCCGCGCAGCAAATCGCTGCCAACATACAAGCCTTCAAGGCTGGTCATGCCGCTGCTCTTACATTTTACTCGCAGACTTACAACTTGTCGAAGCAGCGGGCGCTCATTGTGGGAACCAAATGGGAGGGTCTGCGTTCAGGGAAACCCTATGGGCATCGCCATGATCAAAGTATCATGAGTCTTCTTTCTCGCAGAATGGGCTTAACTCGCTATCCTCTGGATAAGGTGTATTGCGATGTCAGTCTGCGTAAGACCTTCATGTCAGGCAAGTCTTTCTACGTTCACAGAGGTCAATTCCAAATTCATAAGCAGTTCACACAAGGAATTGATGATGCTTATGTAATTAATCTGGATCGTCGGGGTGATCGTATGGAAAAATTGTACACGAATAGTCCCTCCCTCGAGGGTCGCCTACAGAGAGTCAGCGCCATTGAAGGACGTGATTTAGTTCTGACACCCCAGCTAGCACGTCTTTTCAAGCCGCACGATTTTCTCTGGAAGAAGGCGATCATGGGCTGTGCTCTCAGCCATCTTGGACTTTGGTGGCAACTTGCCAATGAGAAACAAGAGATTTCTAACTATCTGATCCTTGAAGATGATGTAAAACTACAACCGCAGTGGGAAGAGAGATGGAAGGAGGCGGCAGCACATGCTCCCGATGACTATGATGTCATTTATCTAGGTGGAATTCTTCCTCCTAATCGCGCTGTCTTTGAACAAATCAAGGAACCTGTCAACCCGTATTTCGCACGCGTTTCTCCCAATTCAGTCTTCGGTCAGAACCCACCCAATCGCTATTTCCACTGGTGTGCCTATGCCTATGTACTTTCAAAGCGCGGCGCCGAGAAGATCCTACAACTTCTCCATGCGCACGATGGTTATTGGACGAGCGCGGATCATATAATCTGCAATCATGTAGAACATATGAAGTTGTATTTCTTGAATCCCTTAGTCGCGGGCTGCTATCAGGATGAGGACCCCAAGTATCAGGCGAGTGCTTTCAACGACTTTAATCGTGTTGATGGATTTGATAGTGATCTATGGAATAATGACAATCGTTTTACACAGGAAGACATTACAAATTACACGGCGGCAGCAAATGGATTGCCTATCAATATACCAGAAGTGCTGAGTCAGGTACAACAAAAGGTAGTTAATAAGACACCTGTAAAGCCCTCGGAGAAGCAGGAGACACCTCCTATAAAAGATAAGGATATTCAACAACTTGAAACTGAACTTCCTCCACTCTGGAAAACATATATTGATGAAATAGTTGTTCCTGAAAAGAAAAAAAGTTCGACGGTAAGAAAGGTTGCGATTCAGTGTCTTCAGCAGTGGCAACCTGCGGATTGGACAAACATTGAACTTACTGTTCTACTCGCCTCGTTTCCGTCTACTCTGACCCGATCTTCTGAGCCGCAGCTAGATCCCTCTCCAATGACACTCCAGGCGGCTATTGATCATTGGCTGAAAATGAAACCATCTACAGAGGAGGAGATCAAGTCATGGAGAAGAACACTTGAAGCACTCACAGACTGGAAGGACACGCCTCTCCTGATATCGACACCTCCTGCCCCGAGAAGAAAACGCCTTGTCTGCCTAAAACAGCATAATCTGCGCGGTCCTGAGCTTTACGAAGCAGAATGGCTAAAGCATGTGCTCGGTCCAGATGTACCTCTGCATATTGAACATGTAGATCTTGATGACTCGCCCCCTGTTGATACACCCATAGTTTTCTTCCAAAAGAATCATATAGCAGCATATAATGAGCTTCTGCGCAAGTGGAATGATTCTGGTTGTGACTTTTATATCTTACATTTGAGTGACGAGTACCTCAATGATGATCTTTCCGTTTATTCATTGCCCATGTGCAAGGGTGTTTTGCGTATGTATGAGCGCCCTGGAATGCCCTCTATAGAAAAAGTCAAGGTAATTCCACTTGGCTATCATTTCACAATTGACGGTGGCTCAGAGAATCCTGCTGAGAAGACACCACGTCTCCCTTTCCGTAGCAATCGGTGGTCATTCATGGGCACCAATTGGCAGAACAGACAACAGTTATTAGAGCCGTTTAACAGAATTCAGCCGAATCGCACGGTATATGCAGATTCATGGGAAAGTGCGCAAAAAATTAAGAGAAAGGAGTATCTGGCTGTTCTCTTGGATTCCTATTTTGTACCCTGTCCCGTCGGTAATAATGCTGAGACCTTCCGCATCTATGAAGCGCTCGAATGTGGTTGCGTTCCTCTATATGTAAGAAATGGTGAGAATGATCCTCTTGCCAATAGACTTGTAGAAGAAATAGGCATTTTACCATCGTCGAGTTGGTCTGAGGCGGCAGCTCTTGCTGAGCATTTACTACAGAATATACAGCTCTTGGAAAACTATCGGACGGTTGTACTCAATCGTTGGTTAGCTTATAAGAAGAGAGTGGCTGAAAGTGTAAAAAAGCTGCTAGGTCTCTAAAATACTTTAGTGATTATAAGTCGGTTTTTTAGGGTAAGCAAATCTTGTCTTTTTCTTTAGTTCTCTATCAATCGGAGTTTCCTTTATATTATCATGATTACATGTACCACAATGATCCATATTTGCTAAATCAACTTTAACATCATTAAGAGGCTTATCTGTTCGGCACCAACGTCCTAGAGGAATATAAGTAGGATTCATTCTGCGTAAAGTGCTAAATATTTTGAGGAACATTTTATTGGTTTTCCACCTCGGCTTTGCTCCTTTCAATTTTTGGAAGCAGGGTTAAATAGCATAAATATGTGACTGGTAGACTACAAAATACAGAACCTACACCAAGATGCATAAGATTAGCTAATATATTCATCTGAACTGGATGTATTCCATTTGCGCCAGCGATATATGAAATAATAGTGGCAAGAAGAACAGGACCGAATCCAACAATCGATGCGATCTCTAAAGCCTGTATCTGTGTTACACTGTAAAATTGTGTAGCGGGAATGACCCATGTCATAACGCATCCTAAAGAAGAAACTAGATAGATCATAAACTCACGTGTTGGTATGACACGTAAACTACTCTTAGCATCTTCACGCGGTTTCGGTCCATTCTTATCCACTGGGTGTTCAGCAAATGAAGCTTTGAATGTTCCAAAATAGACATCCATAAACGCAGCATCACTTCCCGCGTAATTACACTCGAAGTATCTGTGATGTAAATAGTGAAACATATCACTTTGAAAGTGATCCTCGTACCCACTGTGGCTAGCAGCTGGACTTAACAGAAGATGTACACCATTCCACAAAAACGCATAGGGAGATACATGTAAGACTAAACTTGGTAGAATACAAGCGTAATAATATAAATGTTCAACTGGATGCATACAGAGACCGGAAAAAGGTTCAATATCCGTATTCCTATGATGGAGACTATGTACTTGTTGGTACAAAGGTCTGTAGTGAAGTAAGCGATGAGCAAAATAGAAATGGATACTGCGCCAAACAGGTATAGCCATGAGCACTGCTAAAAATCTCAAAGAACCATCCACAGTGTTAAAACTGGTAAAATCACTCACGTATGAAAGACGACCTGTTGCCCATAAATAACACACCACGTTTTCATAAACAGTCCAGATAAAGATACCTGACGTTGTCCAAAATGCGTTATGAGCTAGCTTATCCCAACTATAGACGCGATCTGCTATAAAAGGACGATTTGCTAGATTAAAATTATAGAGTGTTAAATGCCAAAATCCGAAGTATCCTAGAACTAACGAAAGCCAGAGAGGTAGACGTTCAGCCAAAAAGTTTAAACTTATAGGCGCTAGAGCGGCAGATGAACTTACACTGAGATCATAAGGTGCTATAAAGTAAACGAGCAAACTAATAGATGCCCATACGAAGTTTGGTGACGTAATCAGTACATGCGGCGCGTTACGCAGCCATGTAAACACGGTTGGTTTGGGCATATCTGTCATTCCTGGCTTAAGATCCTTATTGACATAAAGAGGTGGTTCTCCGAAAAATTTACCACGGGTAAGACCAAACATATTTTGAAAGTCCATCTATATATTCTAAGTAGAAAATAATATAAAAGCTTTATGTAGAATGAAAGGATTTGGCATGTTTTTAGGAACTATGTTTTTTTATATTATTTTATCTTATCTTTTGATGCCTCTTACATTTTATTATCTTGGTGACAAGACTTTAATGTCGGCAGGCAATGGATTCATAGTGGGTAGTATAATCTCTATACTTCTATGGCTTTCCTTTCGCTCCTACATAATTTAAAACTAATTTTTTGTATGTATACACTAGAATGGATACTTTTACAAGTTTATTCTGGCTTAGTGCGATACTTTTTTTTGGTTTATCAGTGTATTTACTCTGTTGTACAAAAAGAACTCCCGTATTTTATGCTCAAATCGCCTCCGGATGCGGTATGTTTATAACTAGCAAAATTGGGCGAAAGTTTTTAGGATTAGACTAAAAACACTTGAGCCGTTGCCACCATGTTTTTTTGGGCTGTATTTGTGGCTTTACTTTTTCACGACTCATGTACATAGATGACCATTCATCAATGGTATATCGATCACCCATACATACATTACAACGAGCACAGATAGGTAGTAAATTATCTATGTTCGTTTTGCCACCTTTTGATTCAGGAATATTATGTCCACTTTGAAAATCAAACACTGTAATTCTGTTCGGACACCAAATAACCGGACATTTCGCCTCAAACACTTTTCCCATTTTCTGTATCCATACAGCTTCTCTCAATGCCGCAGTGATTTTCTCTTTTCGTCCCTTCACTTTTACCTTTGGTTTTAAAAATGGAAGGAAAAGTTCCCTCACCTTGGTTTGCTTCCTTGCCATCTACACCTATTTAAGGCGCAAGCCTTATGTTGTTTTAGAACCATGGATCAAAGTTCGCTGCCTTCCTATCTTAAGAGTATTGAGAGCCTAATTCAGTCTGGGTCGAATCCTGTGCTCAGTAATCCGTCACCGTCGCCGTCACCGTCACCTTCTCCTTCAGGATCTGCACCCCCTGTAGGTCCCGACGGTGCTGTTGCTCAGCCCCTTGTTCTTCGTCAAGCTGATAAGAGCAAGCTGCAGTTTATGCTTGTGGGCACCCACTGCCACCAGTTTACGGGCTACAGCAAGGTCACGTGGGGCATTGTACAGCAGCTGGCGAAGCAGCCTTGGATGCAGGTGACGCACTTTGGTTTCCAGAAGTTTCATGCCATCCCGCCCAACTATCGTCCCTATCCCAGCAACGTTGAGGCGATCGACGCTGCCGCACTTGAGAAGGCGGGTCCGCAGGCGCAGCAGGGTCAGGGCTTCGGTTTCTTCCAGCTTCCTGAGATCATCCGCAAGAAGCAGCCGAATGTAGTTCTGATCTACAACGATATGTCAGTCGTCGCGAAGTTCCTCGAGGAGATCCGCAAGAGTGGAATTCCCCGTAACTTCAAGGTGTGGGTCTATTGCGACCAGGTCTACACGACGCAGCTGCAGGGTTATCTTGATATTCTCAATCGCGATGCCGATGTCGTCTTTGCCTTTACGAATTACTGGAAGAAGTGCCTCAAGGACCAGGGGATCACGCGTCCTCTTGATATCATTCTGCACGGGTTTGACAACAACCAGTTTTTCCCTATGCCGAAGGAGCTCGCGCGTAAGCAGGTCGGGATCCCGAACGATATCTTCCTGTTCCTCAATCTCAATCGCAATCAGCCGCGCAAGCGCTATGATTTGCTGATCATTGCGTTTGTGGAGCTGGTGGTCAAGTACCCGACGAAACCGCTGTTCCTCATGTGCATCTGCGACAAGGGCGAGAAGGGTGGCTGGTGGCTCTTCGAAATCTTCCAGCGTGAGCTCAAGCTGCGTAATGTTCCTACGGAGATGTTCGGTAACCGTCTTATGGTCAGCACACAGGATATGTCCTTCTCTGACCAGGATATCAACATGTTCTACAACATGGCGGACGTGGGTGTAAGCACCTCTGAGGGCGAGGGTTTCGGTCTCTGCCAGTTTGAGCAGATGGGCGTAGGTGTTCCTCAGGTCGTCCCCGATATCGGCGGCTACAAGGAGTTCTGCAATCCCGAGAATACCTCCATGGTCAAGCCGAAGTTCCGTTATTATCTGCCGACTGTCTTCTCACCTGTCGGCGGCGAGGCGTTCGCCTGCGACCCGCACGATATCTGCGTGGCGATGGAGGAGTATGTAAATGACTCTGACAAGAAGACAACGCATGGCAAGAAGGCGCGCGAGACAGTACTGAAGTACACGTGGGAGAAGGCATGCGAGCGTCTTATCAAGCGCCTTGATGACGAGCGGAAGGAGCTAGCCGAGGAGTAAACCAACGTTTCGCCTTGCGGCTACGCTTCATTGCTTCGCGAACTAAATCAGAATCTGTTGTTTGTGCGGTCTTTCCGCCTAACAAGAGACTACTTACTCGTGCATAGCCCCATTGCTGTTGCGTGGCGCCCGGGCGATGTCCTGTTCTCCATGCCGCCATGCCCCTGTCGTAAGACTTTTGTAGGAGATTGACTGGCACACCAGTAAGAGCAGCACGATCTTTTAGGGATTTTACATCTGGAAACTCACGATTCCATGTGGCAGTGTAGGATGATTTTCTTGTCTTAACACCCTTGTCTGTCTGAAACCCAACGTAGGCTTTCGGATCCTTCCAGTTCAACTTACCAAAGCGCTGAATTTCCTTTACGCGTTTCCTCGTTTTATTTGTGGATAAGGTACCAAAATATTTGGGAGGTAAATACATTCCTTCTTACTTGGTAGAGAGAAATGTCCCCTGGATGTGGATGTGATATGCAAACTCCTTTACCTGCCTCTGTTACGCAGCCGATGGCACAGACTGGCGGTGGTTGCGGCTGTATGATGAAGGGTGGTAAGACGCGCAAAAATAGACGTGGGGGCTACAGAGCCACTGCAAAAAATCGCAAATATTTACGTCTCTGGAAACAAGGAAAATCCATTGGTTTTACAATGCGCTCCAGCCTGAAGGCGAAAGGACTGATTCCGCGCGCCTCAGGTAAGAAGGTCGTGAGTCCAAAGTACAAATAAAATATCTTGCTTTTTGTCAAGGTTTGACAATGTTTCAAGGTGCACCACTCCTCATACCAAAAGAGATAAAAAAAGATCCAGAGGTGAAAGAATTTCGTACACGCTCCGGATATCTTCCATCCGAGTCGTTCAAATCACTTCAAGCGTCAATGCTTGAAAGCGGGATTATTGCCACGGGGCGCGCGCTCCATTTTTCTGCCGATCTCGTCTGTAGTGGTGGACTCACTGTCTTTATACAGCTTATCTGGGATTACGCCATACAACATATTGGGATAGCCTCTCCACGTGTCTTCGTCTATCTTAAAAAACGCGTAGCAGAAATTGATGAAATGATTGCCAAATATGCAGATGATGATCTGATTAAAAACGAAGAGTTTCAAATTCGTGTTTCTGAGCTTATATATGTACTTCATGAATGCCCTCGCAGAAGTAAATTGGTCTGGACAAAAGTCGGTCCTGAAACACATCGTGATGGGTGGCTCACTGATGTTGCCTCGGCACCCGAAACACAGGCACTTCGCAAAGTGTATCAGCACGGGAATGATCACAGTATCATGCGGATAGTAGGTTCTGAGTTTTTGAAGGCGATCAGTGACGGCTCAGTTGAAAAAGCGCTCTTCTGGATTCGTTGGACACTTGATAAAGAAACACGATCAAAAAAAGAAAGTGGTAATGGTCTGACTACCGTTCAGCGCGGTTCACAGAGTGCAAAAGGAAAAGGAAAAACCGATATAATCTACTTTTTTGGTGATCTCTGTGCTGAAGCCTATAAGGATTATGCTGGACGATCTATGATTCGTATGCATGAAGAATTTCAATGTCTCTTAGATCTATTTCGTGGAACTGATCCGCGTTTTACAGGTAAACATCGAAAAAATATTCTCGGTCTTCTTGTTGTTATTTTATGTGAAGTCCCTCGCTGGAAAGTTCCCGCGGCTCCTGTACTTATTAAGGATCCTGTAACACTATCACGAGCTGTAAAACAGAGTGGCAATTTTTTCAAAGAGGTCATGATAAATCCCCGTGTGAACCTCGTCGGTAAAAATATCTTTAAAGGTGGAAAGCTCTCTGATTCCACTAAACTCAAAGTTGTCAAAGTCAATGGTCTAGAAGATCACTTTAGTGCGTATGAAAAAGCCATGGAAGAATACATGAATCATTGATCCTAACTAGATGTCAAAGAGACCGATCGCCGCCTTTGCTGCCTTAGTTAAAAAAACCTTATTTACACCACCTTCAATAGCAAAACTACAAACAGACGGATCCTTTCGTTATGTAGATCGTATATCCAGAACTGCGTCTTTGCTGAAAACAGACGAAACCTACAAATCTGTAAAAACCTATTTTGATCATGCGAATTCCTACGAGTCAAAGTGGTGCTCAGTTATGGATGGTATCATAATGTCACAGATGAAAGAGGTTGATGCAGTACAAATAGAGAATGATAATTTATCTGTAATGAATTATTTAATTCAGAGAAGAGCACCCAAGCAAGAATATGCGGCAGTCTATTACGAGGAAATTATGAACCTCGTGAAACACATGGAATGGGTCGAGCTCCGATGGATTCCACGCAGACTCAATAAGGCAGATAAATTGTTTCGTTTATAAAATTGATTTTGTCGTGCTGATTGTGTTGGCATACACAATGGAAACGATTGTAAAGAAGCTAAAGGCTGCATCTGATGCGTATTATAATACGGGTCAGCCGTTGATGAGCGACGAGGAGTATGACGAGCTCCGTGATAAGCTGGAGGAGATGAACCCGAATCATCCCTTTCTCAAGACAGTCGGTGCGGCACCCCGAGGGGCAACTGTTAAGCTGCCTTTCTGTATGCCCTCTCTTCAAAAAATCAAGCCTGGAACTGGTACGGTTGAGAAGTTCGCTGCGCGAGCCAGCACATTTATGGCAAGTGATAAGCTCGATGGTCTCAGTGCGCTCTGGGATTCTGCGAAGAAGATCATTTATCTGCGCGGCGACGGCGAGGAGGGTGTCGACATTCGTCAGTTTGTTCCTTATATTCAGGGTCTTGTTTCCGATACGACATGTGTTGTTCGCGGTGAGATTATCACCAGCGGGCAGCCTCGCGCATGGGTGAATGGAGTCCTCCACCACGGCTCCCCGAATCCCGAGGATGCAAAGAAGCTACGGTTCGTCGCCTACGAGGTTCTTGAACCTCGTGGACTGTCTCGTTCCGCCCAGTTCAACTTCTTGGAGATTCACGGATTTGAGATTCCTTGGCGCGCCAGTTTGGCAAAGAAGGATCTTACAGATTCAAACCTTGAAGCCATTTTCCGAAAGCGGCGGACGGAGAGCAAGTATCCTACAGATGGAATTGTCGTCGGAATGGATGCTGTCCCTGTTTGGCAACAGGCTGGATCCACCACCAATCTGCCGAAGGACTGTGTCGCCTTCAAGATGGTGATTTCAGACCAATGTGCAGATACAGTGGTCAAGCAGATTCTTTGGGCGGCGAGCTACCAGGGCTACATCATTCCACGTATTCAGATTGAGCCTGTACAGATTAAGGACGTTCGCATTGAGTTCATCAGTGGACACAATGCGAATCTCTTAGTGGAGAAGCGTCTCGGTCTCGGGGCACGCATCAGAATCCGCCGCAGTGGCGACGTGATTCCCACGGTCGATGCTGTTCTAGAGGGTTCTGATGACATTAAATACCCTGCTACCTATGAGTGGGACGCAACTCATGTACATATCTGTGTGCCTAAGGATCAGCCTGATTCAAAGGAGACACTTACTGTCAAGCTCAGTCATTTTGCGAGTACACTCGAGGTCCCCAACCTAGGTCCCGGGCTTGTAAAGAAGCTAGTTGAGGCAGGTCACACCACACCACGAATGCTTATGGAACTTACTACTGAAAAGTGGTGTGAGGCGATTGGCAAGGGAAACGGTGTAAAGATTCAGAAGGCATTTGTCGAGCGGGTGCAGTCAGCCAATGAAATGACGATGATGATTGCATCAAGTCTTATGCCGCGCGGCGTCGGTGAGACGAAGCTCAGGACTCTCTTTCAAATAGAGCCTAACTGGAAGAAGTGGAATACGACGACGCTTCTTCAGATAAAGGCTGACGGTTGGAGTGAACAGTCTCTGAGCGAGTTTCTGGGTATGTTGCCGCGATATGAGAAGTGGCGCAACGAGCAATTTCCAATGACCTTTGTTCCCATCGGTGAAGTGACACCTGTTGCCAGTAATCTCTTCATTGCTGTGACAGGATTCCGCTCAGCCGATTTCGAGAAAGCGTGTGCGGCACACGGAATTGCCGTTCTACCCAGTTTGACAAAGCAGGCGCAGGTGCTGGTAACCAGTGGTGCTGATGCCACCTCAACAAAGGTAAAGAAGGCGCAGGATATGGGTATCCGGATCTTGGAGCGCAGCGTATTTGAAAAGGAATATCTCAGTTCAGCCTAGAAAGAATGGAATCAGGACAAAATGTTAAAGTGACATCTCCTAGCACATTTGCAAGTATGACAAAAGGTATTGATTATATGGTAGTTCTTAAGTGGGTAGCAATCTTTTTACTGGTTGCCTTAGTTGTTGCCTGTATCTATATTGCTGTTGCACAGAATAAAGCCATAGCTACACCCGCAAATGTGGCGACAAAAATTGTCGCACAGCGTGCTGCTATCGACGCAAATCTTACTCGGTTTTACACGTCACATTCCTCTGTAAGTCAGGCTGTTCCTGCTGATGTAGCCGAGCCTCTGCAGACTAACGAGGACTGCTTTATCAATTACTCTCCCTTAACGATTCAACAGGCGGGGTATCTTGGACCTCTTATCAACGGTGCTTACTCAGAGACTGACGCGGTTACTATGGCTCTTAAAACGGGCGCGAGATGTTTTATTCTTAACATTGACTACTATGACAGCAAAACAATTATGAATGTTGATCTTTTTGGTAATCCAAATGAGCCTATCTTATTATACCGTGATTCTAGTAATGTAATACGGTCCACGAATGCGGGTGATATCGGTAAGGTAGCAAAAGCTCTATCAGATCTTGCTTTTGGAAATCTCGTAAATAATTCAAATGATCCGCTCATCGTCATCCTGCATTTTGTAAATACTCCTGAGGTTAAGAGCGATGACTATCTGACTTTCATGTCGAAGGTTGCCACGAAGTTGCAGCCGCTAGTCCCGTATCATCTTGGACAAACTCCTCAAGGAGACTTCCATCGTCAACAGAAGCAGAATGATATCTCGTATTTGCCGATGTCAGCCTTAGAAAAGAAGGTTCTCTTTTTTGCTAATATTGACACCTCTGCTTTTAGAACAGCCAAGACCTCTTATCCGCCTAACGCTGATCTTGATTACCTCGTCAATATGACCATATATAAGAAGTCAACCAATGCGCTTGGCTCTACACCGAATGTCACAAATAGTATAATACCCAGAGGAATCATAGATACGATAGGATTTTTTACAAGCATACCGAGTGATCAGGAAAACAACACTGTAAATGATACGAAAATGAACTGGACGATTGCTCTTCCTGAATGGGGGTCGAATCCGTCCTTTATTACCTTACGATATTTGGAGGAGACTCTTGGTGTACAGAGTGTGCCTCTCTTTATTTGTGATACAAATAAATTTACGAGCCCTACATCCTCAAAAGCTGCGGGGGCACCCAGCACGCCACCGAAAGCACCACAGGATTCTACTGAGGATCAACTCGGCTACCTGCTAACCTATTGGTCAAAGGTAAGTTATCGCCCCAAGCCAAAGGCTATACGGTTTGTAAGACCCGATCACTTCACGCCTGCGAACCCCAGCCCGAAGGTCGATGCTATGGGAGGAGTTGTTCAGTCTCCTAAGTAATATCGGTAGTAAGTAGTATGGAAGAAGACTCACAGCCTTCTCTAAAAAGTAAACTCTTGGATAAAACCGCTGTTCAAAAACAACTTGAACGTCTAAAGAATAGCATTGATCAAGCAGATGAAATCATTCAATATGAGGCAGCGCATGATCCGCAGCTCTTATATGCGAATAATATTGTTGAGAATTTCCTTCGTGACCGCAAAAGAATATGCTATGGTGGTACTGCCATTAACGCTATCTTACCCGAGTCTCTGAAATTCTATGATAAAGAGAAAGATCTACCTGACTACGATTTCTTTACACCTGATCCTGAGAAGGATCTTGAGATTCTGGCAAATTATCTGAAACACGCGGGATTTACCGAAATCATTCAGCGTGTAGGTATTCACGAAGGAACACATAAATTGCTTGTCAATTATGTGGCGGTAGCGGATATTACTTACATGGACCCCAAATTGTATAAAATTATTTTTGATAGGGCGCTAAAGAAAGACGGGATTTATTACACGGATCCCGATTTCCTTCGTATGAACATGTATCTTGAACTGAGCCGCCCGCGCGGTCAGGTGACACGCTGGGACAAGGTGTACGAACGACTTCTTCTACTTAATCACGCCTTTCCACTTAAATCAAAACTGGTTTGTAAATCAATTCCGAGAGCATCCACAGTGCCCAGGGAGCTTCGTGAAAAACTCTTGCATTTCATTTTGGACAAGAATCGCATTTTGCTGGGTGCAGAAATCGCCGCCCTGTATTCTTTTTCTAGTCACGGTTCAAAATTCACTCCTCCTGGTATTAATTGGTTTTTCAAGAATGGTGGTGCCGTGATTTTCATGAGCCCTAACCTCATACAAGACTCCTATGAGATAAAGGCAATGTTAGGTGAAAAAACAGAGGTGGAATCAGTTAAAGGACTTGCGGAAATTCTTCCTAATCGCATTTTGATTCGTTATGATAACCGAGTTATCGCCATGATTGTTGAAGAACAAGCGTGTCATTCATTTAACACAATTCATCTTCATAATCATAAGAAACTTCACATTGGAAGTTTCGATACGCTGCTGACATTTTATCTCGCTGTTCATATCTTTACAAAGGATCATGTTGTCTTCGGCTACTCAATCGCCTGTCTTTGCCAAAAACTAATTGAATTATCATCGGAACTCCGTAAGCGTGACAAGTCTTTCTTTCCACCTTTTTCAATCTCTTGTAGTGGATACCAAAAGGGATTTCCCACCTTGCTCAGAGAGAAAGTGGCTCGTATTATGAAGCTCAAGCAAGAGAAATCGACGCGGCGCTCATCCAAAAAGAAGAGTGGCACACGAAAGCAGCCTAAGCAAATTGAAGGGTAAAACCATCGACGAATGATTCAGATTGCGGGGGGCTAACATCACCCGATTCTAGCTTTTTCTTTAGTGCCTGAACTTGTTGAGAAAGGTCCTTTCCTTTTTTAAGAAGATCATCAAATGAAAGTTCTACGAGTGCTGGTGCCTCTATGTTTTTTGTTTTGTAGGTAGCGAGTGCAGACTTTAGTCTGGCTATTTTTTCTTTACTCTTCGTGGTCAGTGCCTCAGGAGATACATCTTCGGGTAAGAGGCAGGTAGGAATCTGGGCTGCGCGTTTTTTCGCAGCATCCTGCGGAGAACAAACATCTTCATATGATTCAAAGACCTTTCCAGGCGGGGGTGTCGGAGGAACCTTTGTAAGTGAATCTTGAATCTGGTTCAGAGTTGACTGAAGTGTAGACACTGTAAAGAGAAGTGTTGCGTAAATATCTGCAAGATATGTATCAGAGAGACCCGAAAGAAAGTTAAATATATCCTGAGGCTCCTTGGAGGACGGAAGAGCAATTGAGCAATTAAGATGTCCACCTGGCACATGCTTTTTTACCTCCTTGTCCGCCTCATCCCGGGCTGCTTGTCCCTCAAGCGGTTTAAATGAGAGAACAATCGAATCGTAGACTGGACCGTAGAGAGTACATACTTCCTTTATGTGATAGGGTTGAAAAAGAGCTTGTAAATCTATGTCGTCATTATTGATATCTAGAAAGCTGTCTTCTTTCCGAGGTGACAGTGATATACCAAGAATAAAAGATAAAATAATAACAAACCAAATGCCTATGTAAATATATTCATTCCACCACCACTCCATTTTTTTCTAGTGAGAAATTAGAATGCCTCGTAATTTTGATTCATCACTTCTTACCCAGAAGCGCCAGGCGAAAGCGGTGGCTGCGTTTTATAATAATGTTCTTGCTGGTGGAACAACGGTGAAGAGAGAGCAGACGAATAATCAGACCGCCTATGTCGCTGTTGAGAGAAAGCTTGGTCGCTGCTATTGCACTACGGACGCGTTAGCCAATCCTTATGAGTTTAACCCCAGCGGCGGCGCCTGTGGCTGCGGTTCTGGTCCTAGCTAAATTTCTAAAATTAGTTAGGACAAATGGGCGATTCTGCTCGTTTATGTTTATTTTGTCTTGAAAAAAGAACAAACCGACAAAAGATATTTTGTGTAGAAAATCTCTTTAGTTGTGAATGTAAGGTGTATTGTCATCCGAAATGTATAAAGAAATGGCATAATTTTTGTGGTGATGATTTACAGTGTCCCATTTGTAGACGTTCTATTTCTGAAGACGCTGAAGATTATCAAGAAAACCAGATTGACATAATTGAAAGAGAGCTTATTATTATTGAAGTTGAAATTGAAAATCGCCAGAAAAACATTAAAAAAATAATGGTTTTTTTATTTCACTGTATCTCTTTTTTATTTTTTTATTACTATGTAAATTTTACTTTCCTACGGTCTTCTTGATGATCTTCTTGGCAGTGACCGTAGCCTTTGCAGGCACCTTCACCGGCTCAACATCCTCTGCCGCCTCATCCTCCTCCTGCGGCATCATGGCATTGAGAACTGACTTCTGCTGGACAGGAGCAGAGAACGCCGCATCGTCCTCGCCCTCCTCATCCTCGGGTGCGGCAAAGGCAGCAAACTTGTTCTGGCTCGCCACAGGGGCAGCCTGCGGGAGCTTGGTCTGCGTCATCGTGCGTGCAGCCGGCTTTGATGATGCAGGGGCATCCTCATCATCATCCTGGATCGCATAACCGCGGATGCCATCAGGCATCTTGTCCATGCGAATCTGAAGCGCCTTCCAGGAGAGACCGAACTTGGAGCCCGCAAACCAAACGCTCGTGCACTGGATCAGCGTCGTGATCTGAGAGCCCTTGACCAGGAGCTCCTCAAGCGGAACACCCTTGAGCTCATTCTTGTTCTCATCATACGTCTCAACGTCAAACTTGCCTTCACGCTGCCGCAGCTGGACCTTGATCGTAGGAGGATACGGCTTGACGTTGCCCTCAGCATCCTTCGCCCAGCGAACGATAGGCGTGTAGAAAGCCTTGACGACATCAGGCGACTTCGTCAGATCCGCCTTGAACCACGCCTTGGAGTTGAGCATGCCCTGCTCAATCATGAACTCATCAAGCTTGGTGAACATGTCGAAGATCTGCTTGACCTTCGGGTTGTCATCATAGCCGCGCAGCGAGAGATCTACGCTGTACTTGACGGGTCCCGCCTTGTCAAACACATTCATCCCGTAGGGAACGGGGAGCGTGCTGACCTGAACCGTGAGGTTCTTACGCGTATTCGGATCATACGTGTAGTTGACAAACGCCTGCTTGCCGCCAGAATCAAGCATCTTCAGCGGCGTGAAGGTCACCTGCGTTACATCGAAATTCTTAGGAGATACAATAGCCTTACTCATTCTAAACTCGGTCTGCTGGACGTTTAGGGAAAAATCCGAATCAATTTTTGGGTGGTTTTTTTCAAATTCCTGAATAGAAGGCAAAATGGCTATGAGTGCAAGTGAATACATAAGAAGACGTCAAGAGGAATCTAAAATATACTTGGCGCGTCGTCGTGTACGTGATGCTAGTGAAGTAACTCTCATGAATCAAGCCAAGAACTCTGGCTATGTATTTGATCGTGGAACAGGCGCGGCTGTTTCACACACTGAATCCTTTGGTGCGGCTAAAAAGGGAATTGGTGAACCCTTGATCGCAGATGACTGTTCAAGAACTTTTGTGACAACAGGTAACCAGACAAATTCTGGATCCATTGGTCTCTTACAAGCCTCACAGAAGTGTGCAGTCTGTAGTGATCCCGACCCTGCTTTCTATCCTGGTCTAGATCTTACAAATAATAAGTACGATCGCTCTGTTCCTCCTTTTGCGCAGGCTCTGAGTAATGCGCAGCTTCCTGCATGCAAGGTCTGTAATACTTTCTTCTTTCCTGCCGCAGGACAGCCCCAAGCGTGTAAGTGTACAAATACACCCGAGAGTCTTATCTCGATGCGTTTTAATACTCAGCATTAGTAAGATGAAAGGAAAGTATTTTATTGCCGTTGCTATTCTTATCGTTGTATTTGTATATTTTATGTACAAATACGCCATTAATGGTGCCTTATATATAACTACAGATGAAGCAAAGGCGAAGATTGCTGCTAGAGAATTCGATACGATTGTTGATGTAAGAAGCAATTTGGAATACAATCTAGGGCATGCTCCAGATGCCGTGCATTTGCCTATAGGTGAGATTGAGACAAAGGCATCTTCTGTTTTGCCAAATAAGACAGCGCGAATCTTGGTCTACTGTAATACAGGTCAGAGGGCGCGCGCCGCCTCCGAAAAACTGTATAGTATGGGTTATAAGAATGTGCGATATATAGGTGGAACCTACCTATCTTTGCGATAAGGGCTAGTTAGGTATACTCTCGAGAACCCACGGATAGGATTCCGCTGCCGATTTTGATACTGAAGTGAATCCAATAATTATATAGAGAGCACCCAAGGCTCTCTTTGTTTTATCCTCTGAGGTGTCTATAATTCTTCTTATGATCTCCAGGTTTTGCTTACGCCACCACTGTAGATCATAACGCCCCCCTTGTACCTGATCAGGTGTCCAACGGAAGAGACGTGTCTGGTGTGCCATACAACCAGGTACAATTGCCTGCTTCTCTTGAGGTGTTAGACCAAGGCGAAAGGTCCACAGAATATATAAGTACTTATAGAAACGCTCATGTTCAAGAAAGTTCATTGATTCAAACCACTGAGGAGAGGCTCTGTAACCGAGTCCATCGAGCTTGATGAACATATTCAATACTTTTTCATTCCAGAGTTGCTTTGAATTCAGATTATCTTTTACAGGATAAAAAATGGGATGTTTCTGTGCTGTAAGTTTTCTAATCTGATCCTTGATCTTCTGTAGATTCTTCTCAGCAAATTCCTCGCGTGTGTAAGGATTTCTTAGGCGAATATCTTCCATGAGTAAATGATTCAAACTTCTCAGGTCAAACGACCAGCATGTATTCTTCGAATCGACAAAAGAGAAATAGTAGATTTCTGGAATATTTGTAATTGATTCCAGACTATAGATCTCAGTGTCATTTTGCGAACATTCTCTTACATAGAATGACGGACCCCGTATATGGGCTTTGTACAAAGGAAATGTCCTTTTCCAGAATCTCTGAATTTTTGCAGCAACAGCATGTTCCTTTCGTGTGTGAACATGATCACATTCCGTTTTTTTAGAAATAAAACGGAGTGGATTTTTATAATGCCTGTGGCAAAAATCATTGTGAGTTGCTGAAAAAGAACACTGAACGTTAGGAAATTTGCGGCTCTTTACGTTTTGGCATAGTCTTTCAATTGACATCTCCTTTGTTCTACTTGACATTCGGGTATCTTCCGTATTGCCTTAAAGATGAACTTTTTTTACGCAGATATCTTGCACGACTAGTTTAGGTCATCCGGATGTCCATTTCAAAAAATAAAAGTTTTTAGTGTTTCACCTGGTGGCAGTTTTTGAGTAACAAAAAACAAAAATTGAGCGGTTTGAATCCTAAAATTCGGGTAGTGCGTTTGTTTTAGATGAATTCTTCCACCGGTACTAGTATAACGATGAGCTCTGCCCCTGTCACTGCCAAGCGTGTTTCTAAGAAGGAGGTTGCGCCCGCTGCGGCGCCTGTAGCGGCTGCCCCCGCGCCCGTTGCGGCGGCGGCTCCTGCGGCTGTTGAGAAGAAGGCGCGTGCGCCGAAGGCGGCGGCTGCCCCCGCGCCTGCGCCGGTTGCTGCGCCTGCGCCGGTCGCTGCGGCGGCTGCGGCGGCTGCTGCCACGACTGAGGTCGCTGCCGAGGTTGCGACGACGAGCCTGGATGACGACCTCAAGGTTGTGCTGGGTCGCCTCACGGGTCTCCGCGAGGTTGTCTCCACGATGATCACGGAGGTCAAGAAGCTGGAGAAGCGCGTGCACCGCGAGATCAAGGATGCGCGCAAGCGCCGTCGCCGGGTCAAGGCGGAGGGCGAGGAGGGCGCCAAGCCCCGCGGTCCTTCCATCTTTGAGATCCCCACGAAGGTGACGGATGAGCTGTGCCTCTTCCTTGGCAAGCCCAAGGGCACGCTCATCTCCCGCTCCAACGTGACGCGCGAGATCAACAACTACGTGAAGGAGAAGAACCTGAAGAACAAGCACGACATCAAGCCTGATGCCGCGCTCAAGAAGCTGCTCCGCCTCACGGATGCGGACAACCTCACGTACTTCAACCTCCAGCGCTACCTCAACACCCACTACGTGAAGGAGCCCAAGGTCGCGACGGCGTAAAATATAAAATATAAAACATAAAATACTCACACCTGGTTGATTAGCTCAGTTGGTTAGAGCATGTGGCTGTTAACCGCAAAGTCCTCGGTTCGACCCCGAGATTAACCGAACATGTAATTCTTTTTTTACGTCGTAAAACGTTGTAAAAAAAGAAGTGTAATAATCTATACTGTTTAGAACGTGTGTCCGAAGCCCGTGCGCGCGACGCTAACAGGGATGGAGTTGCCTACGCTGCCAGCAGGGTTGGCGGACCAGGTGGCGAGGTAGCCCGTGACCAGTCCAGCACCCGCACCGCCAGAGCCCGCGGCGATCGGGAGAACACCGTCGCCCTCAGCTCCGAAGCCCTGCATCGCCTGGACACGAGTGAGTACGCAGAAGAGCTCAGGAATGCCGCCCGCGTTGTTCTGGACAAAGATGAAGATGTTCTTGCCCATCTCCCGGAAAAGCGTCGTGTCCGCCGTCTCGTTGGCTGACGTGTACGTGAAGTAGTTGGCTACGCCAGCCGTGAGCGCCGTTACCGCGTTCTTCGCCGTGTCGAACACAATCGTCGAGCCATCGATGCGGAGAACACCGTTCGCGGACGTGAGGCTGCGAAGACCCTCATAGGCGGTCGCCGTGCCCTGGGTGTAGTCAAGGAAAAACTTCGTAGAAGACGTTAAAGAAACCAGCACGCCCGCGCTTCTGGAGATCTGAGAAAAGCCACGCAATACGGAAGACATTTGTTATATATTCATACAATAGAAAATATTTTACGCAAACTCAAAAGAATTTTCTCGCAGATACAAACTGTTCTACCGTACATCCGCGGAGTAATTCAGGTCGTTTCAAAAGAACCTTTTCCAGGGATCCATAAAACCGAAGTAAGGAAATTGCATGGCTCGCCGGAACTCGGCGAAGTTCGGGTGCTTTTTCGTACCCGGAAAGAATGGCAATATCCTTCCATGAATCTACGTGAATTCCTAGGTTCTTTGAAATAGCCGAACGCCGAAATTCCTGTAGTTCAATCGTGTCCTTCATAAGAACCCATAGACGTTCAACGCCTCCTACAAAATAGTCCATATCATTACCTAGGACAACCTGTATTTCATTTTGCGCAGCCATTGCTAAAAGATCTGCATCCGCCTCTCCTTGACTAAACCTGACCTCATAGTTTCTTTCCTTCGCAAGCTTCACAAAGTCCTCTCGGAGCTCTCTGTAAACTGCCCATGACTCACTCTCATATTGTAGGACCTTCGACTCTAGAACCGTACGCGCCTCATGACTCAGATCATGTGAACCTGGTTCAAGTAAGAAGGCTCTCAACGCCGCTGCCTGACTATAGGCTGCCTTTCGCTGATTCTTCCGCAATTGAAGCTCTTGCTGTTTCTCTACCGGAGGAACACCGTCCACAATGAAGATTGGCGTATGCTTCGCACAACATAGGTTTTCAATAAATGTAAAGAGATCCGTTAGATTCTCCTTATATTTATAAAAGAGAGCATATGTATCAATACCAATAGTAAGCGGAGCTTCATCAGCAGGATAAATTGGTACTGCATAGGACTTGATCGTTGAATATAAGCCCCGTATTCCCATACCTGTTTTTACAATATGTGTAGTTGAAATAAGAATCAATTTTCACTTATGAGCAGAGCAGCTTATGCGTAAAGCGTAGTGACCGTGAGCTTCCCTTGGGAGGTGGTAAATAAATTCCTAGTTGATTTAAGATAACTTCACGACCTAGGGTGTAACGCCAAGAATAGTCATTCGGTCCTCGTATATTATATTGAGTGCGCAACATCTGATTTTGATCACGTATCCATTGAGCCTGAGCTGCCCAGAGTGTTATAGCTTTCTGTAATGATCCTCCTGATTTGAGCGCGACGAGAAAAATCTCAGCCCACGTCTCGGTTCTTGCCTCCCGCATAACAAGTGATTCTGATTGATTGTCCAGGCATGCAGCATGCGAGAGTTCATGTAGAAGAACACGCGTTGCCTCTTCTTTTCTGTAGATCACGATAGCGGTGGGTGTGCATGGGATTGTGTATCCACCATTTACATGGGCTGGTCCAGGTTGTTCAGGAGGTGGCGGCACCACGCGTTTGATTTCTGAAGGAAACCAAAAAATGCGCCACTCGGATGCGGTTTTCGGCTGTCCATACCATTGAAAGATCCGACCCCACATAGACCAATCAGGTTCTGTTTTTTTTCCTTTTGGTTGTATCCAGATAACTCGCGCAAAGGCGCAAGCTCGGGCTTTTATGGATGCGCGCCCCTCTTGAACTTCTTTCCAAAGTGTTGCACGCAAAAGCAAGGGATCAAAGACACTTGGTTCAGTCTGTCGCTTGAACTCCTCCACGTCGTTTTGCTGCGGGCTTTCGTTTTGCCACTGAAGTTCCGGTAACTGGAACAGTGGCTGTGCTTGAACTACACATTCCTGGACCACTGGATCCATCCTCTACTTTGGCAGAAGACAAAGACTCACGCAGATTTAAGAACATCATTTCCCATAGGAGCGGAATGCGATAACTCGGTATTGTCTGACCGGCAGCAGTTGCCTCCTGTCTCGCAATAACGTCAAGTGCCTTCAATCGTTTCTCTTCAGGGATCGGAAGTGTGAGAAGCACATCTAAAATAATATGAATGGCTTCCACCCACCGCAGATTTCGCATAAGGCATTCATATAAAAAGGCACGAATCTGTGTAGTTTCAGAGAGAATAGGTGGACCTCGTGCAGCCCAGTCGAGCAACTTGAGACGAAAGATATCTGCCCATGTCGGCAGCGTAGTTTGCGCCAGTGAGACCTTGTAGGATTCTAGGGCTCTGTCGGGACCCCCCACAGGGATCTCCAAGAAATAATCTGAAAGGCGCTGTGGAACAGGCTGTTCCGTGGTAAACCAGACAGATACATCGCGACCACACTCTTCCAATAGAGAATGTAAAAGAAAACACGATTCTGTACTCAAAAGATGTGCATGATAAAAGACAATAATGCGGGATCCCCGCCCCTGATGTCCCGCCAAGACTTGTGAGCCAGTGCCCCAACGCTGAAGAATCGGTCGCAGATAAATCTTGTCCTGCATCGACATACGGGCAATATCGAATCCAACATGAATGTAAGAGAATTCATAGGGAATCGCGTTCTTTTCAGAGGTTGGACCTGCATCATCCTCCTCCTCGGCGGTTGTGGAAATTTCCGTACCATCACCCTTTGAGTTTTGTACATGAAAGAGTTTCTTCTGTATTGCGAACGGTATGCCCCGAACGCGGGCTATTTGTTGCAAACCATTTACAAGCTGTGTTCTTTTACCTGTGCCTGGTTGCCCTCGCCATGATATATTTAGTGAATCCATACTCTAGGACTAAATAGCGGGTGCGGTTTAGACGGAGGTTAAACAAATACAGAAAGTCTAAATAATGGAGTGGGCGATCCCCTTACAGAAAATAGACGTAAATAAAATCATTGTTGGTCAAATTCGTTATGGTGAAAAACCATTAGCACCTCTTTCTTACTCAGATGGACCCATTCATCTTCCGTGCGTCAATATATTACTGCCTGCACTTCTTGTTAAGGATTACGATCCCCAAACAGGAAGACTTAAATTATCAATTCAAGATAATACAGCTGTTTTACATGCGCTAAGCTCTCTTCAAGAGACTCTTTTGAAGATCGTCTTTCAAAAACAGAGTGAGTGGTTTCCTGGTTCTCGGAAAACATCTGAAGAACTTCATGTATTTTTCCAACCCTTTGTTGAAAATAATATCATTAATCTGTATTGCCCGTCAGCTGCGACCGGAAACATAAGTATCCCTATTTGGAAGGATAAGATGTGGTTAAAAGGGGTGTCCACAGGTTCAATTGTAAAGGGTGACACTATTCGCGTCGGTCTCCGCATACAGGGAATCTCATTTCAACACAACTTGGAGGCAGATATCTGGACCGGACGATTCCGTCTTCAACATAAGATTCTACAAGTATTTTGTTGTCCAAAATCATGATGTTTGTGATAGAACAGCCACACTTACAGCCATAATGCTCAAAAAGAGATTAAACGTCATCATGACAATTGTAAAAGGAACAAAGGACGCACTGTTCATTTGTATGTAGTAATAGAAGAGGATACCCAGGAAAATAGCGGTGAGCAAATTGACGGTTGTCAAAATTGCGACGTGCTTTTGTAGTTCATTACGGTTATTTTGATTACCCGAAGCCGAGTAGCCAATATATCCAACACTTACAGCCACAGATGTAAGAACTATGCCGACGAGCAAGTAAGGTAATAAATCTTTGAGATTCATCTTATCTACTAACTCTTAGCAAAAAGATTGTTCGGTGAATTATTTGTAGCTACAAGTACTGATGCTGATTTTGACATACCATTCACCTGTTTTGTAACAGAATTCAGGGACATCGCCTGTGAATCATCCATTGTAAATAGGACATAGAGTCCGAAGGCAATAACCGCCATAAACATCGGGGCAAAGATATATCTCCAATAATTCTGTTCACTGTACTTTTTGGGAGCGGGGTTGCTCATTCTCTCATCTTAGAATAGGAAAGATGCCAAAGACATCAAAAACAAGAAAACAAAGAAAGGGTAAAATTCCTCCACCTGGACCGTCTCAGTGTCATCCTCGAGTTGGGGATGAACGACCGAGATACGGTTGCTTACCACCGAATGTTCTGCTAGAGATTGCCCATGAAACAGGTGTACCGACAGCAAGAAAATCACCCGAACAGATTCGTAGAGAGCTTGAAAAGAAATTTCAGGTGTCGGAAGGAGCCGAATACAGTTTTCTTTCTGCAGCGCCAATCGCACCTGAAGAACGAATTGAATATATGAAAGAGTATCTGCGTCCAAAACAACCAGATGCATGGAAGAAGGATCCCGACCAGTGGTTAGACAGTTCCAATATTGAGAACGTAATGAAGCAATATGAAGAGATGGATCCTAAGTTTGAGTTTATGGGACCCTTTCCCATCGATTTTGCGGCACCCGATCCTTATAAGGGCGGCGGCACAAAATGTCTCATTCAGGAAATGTGTACAATGCGCATTTTGGAGTCCATGAAAAAGGGAATCCAAAAGATTGGTATAATCTACAATCTTGATCCACACTACAAGGGTGGGAGCCACTGGATTGCCAACTTTATTGATATTCCTGCCCATAGATGCTACTATTTTGATTCGTATGGAATGCAACCACCGAAGCAAATTGAAACCTTTATGAAATGGCTTACAACACAGGATCCTTCTCTACGACTCGCCTATAATGCCCGTCGCTTCCAATTTAACGGATCTGAATGTGGAATGTATTGTCTCTACTTCATTATTCAGATGCTGAACGGTGATAATTTCAGGGCGTTTTGTCGGAGAGCACCCCGAGATTCAGCCATGCTTGATTTACGTGACCACCTTTTCTCAAACTAACCGCGTTGCCAGCCGTCAAATGAAATCCCTGTACTCTCAATAGAATGTCGTCAGTACAAGGATTTATGAATCCTCAAAATGAACAGTTTCTCAGTGAAATGTTGTATGAGAACGAAAAGCGCCGTCTGGGAGGTGATCTGACTGATAAACAGAAGGAGCGACTTGTAAAGACTATTCGGCATTATATGAATGAGGTTCACCAGACATTTCCTGGTGCGGATACCGCGGCGAGCATCCGAATGAAAAATAAGGAAGTCATTACAGCGGTTGTGCCTGATTTCAGTGCTTATATTCGTCGTAGTCAAACAGTGACCGTAGAAGCTGACGAATCCATGCGCCAGGACATCGGGACGCGCTTTTCTCAGTTGCAAAATGAGCGGAATCCGAAGAAGCCGCCCGTGCCTGCACCACCGACGTTTCGTATTGCTCTTGATGATGAGGCACCCGTTTCCATGGGTATTTTTGAGCAAATTAAGAAACAGAGAGAGGAGGAGGCACTCCGTTCGGATGAACTTTTGAAGGCGCGTGTAAATGCCGATCAGAACTATAATTCTATGCAGGGTGCTGCTGCGGCTCAGGATCAACTTGTACTCGCACAGAGAGAGACATCTCGTATGATGGTGCAAAGAGAGTCTGCTAGTGAGCTGGCGAGTCGTATGGTAAATCCTGACCCTCGCCGTATTTTTATGAAGGACGTCATTGACGGTAATCCGGTCGGTCAAGGACAGGGTACGTCGCTTGAGACTCTGTTTCGCTCCAATAATAGCGCTGCGGGAAATCCGACAACTGCTCTTCCTTCAGCTCAGACAACGCGTGCTGTAAGACCGCAGGACAATATCATTCCTCAAGATGATATTTTGACTTACAAGGAAAACGAATACAATTTATTCATGTACAGTGCAGATCGTGATTGGTTAAGCGGTAACCCCACTCTTCAAAATAGATACAACTTCACAGTGAACTTTGACCCTGGCAATAATCGCGCAGGGCAGTTCTTCGGTGTGAATGCGGCAGCATCCATCAAGTTTAAGAATATCACGCGTATTGAATTCGTCAAGGCGATTTTGCCAGTTGAAGGTATTGATACGATCATGAGAAAGAATGCGGCAACTACTGCATCCATCAATTATGACGTGTCACTCAATGTAAATATTCTAAGCTTTCCATACTTAAACTTGTATGTTAAGGAGCTCGACACAAACAGTTACGGCACCGACTACAATTTTGAGCGTGCCTTCAGTGTTCTCCAATATGATGCCAACTGGATCTCTGATAATACTGTCACAACAAAGGGTGGCTATCTAGCCATGATTCCCAAATTCATGAAGTGCCAGAAGGTCTACACGCCGACTCCTCTATCAACCCTACAGAAGTTGACCCTGCGCCTGGAAAGACCCGATGGAAATCTTGTAAGTGATGTGCAAGATACACTTGATATTAGTGGCGTGTTTTCATCCAGTGGATCAAGCGGTGCTTATATGGCACCTTTTGGTGGTGCTTACAGTGCAAATGTAACCGGCACAAAATACGCTGACGCTAGTGCTAACTATTTCTGGTTGGAGACTGCCAACTATTTCAGTCGTTTCTCTGTAGCCCAGGGTGATCGTATTCGCATTCGCGGAGTCACCTTTCCCAGTGGATTTTCTGGTGATACGGGTGCTCTTGCTGATCTCGTCAGTTGGTTAAACACGGGTGATCATCTTGTTGTTGGAACGGCGTGGTCAACTCGTGTTGGTTCTACTGTCTATTATAAGGACGGTGCAAATCAAGTTGGCTATAGTAAATACATTATTATACAAGCGCGAATGAATGATCCGACAACAGGCAGCGTTTTACCTTCCAATTATGGTTCTTTAACAACAGCGAATAATGCGACCTTCTTATCAAAATTATGTGGTAATACACTTACGGCTGGTCGTCTTCTCAACTTGAGTCATCAGACTCATTTTGTTTTCAGAGTCATTACTCGTGACATGGACGCCACGAGTCGTCTGCGCCCTGACAATTTGTAGTTCTACAAATAGAAGGATTCGGATGGATCAAATAAAAGGAGTCCTCGGACTCACAGCACTTACAGCTTCATCGCTTGCTTTTTTGTATTTTCTAAAAACACAAAAAAAGAAGGAAGGATTTGACGGCGACGCCGTGCCTGGTCTTGAAGCCGATGCCACATCGGGTCAATCGAGTTATAATCCTCTTTCACAGATGCTTAATCCTTTTGCTAATGGACTGTTGTCCGCGGGGGCTGACTCAGCAACGGCAGCGGCGGCATTAAAGGATGCACAGTTAGCCCTGGGTGGGACCCAATCCGACTATGTAGGTGGAAATAAGGAGGTCCTCCAGAACTCAGTGTCTAAATATTATATGCAGCCTCGCCGAGATCCGCAAGGTGGCGTGGTTGATAGTATACAGTTTTGTAAACAACATGGCTCATCTGATAATCCGTTTTCAGATGCTCGTTTTGCTGCCAATTGTGGTGTATGTCTAACAGAAGGAACCGACGAGGAGGGAAATACATTCAAAGCCGGTCAACGGGGTCTCTTTCTATATCCTAAGGAAAAGGAGTTCGCCGCAACTGAAAAGATTGAGAAGGCTCTCCCTTTCATACGGGCGAAACCGAGTCTAGCTAGTTGTTCCGGTGCGCCCGATCAGCCCGTCTTTGCGACAAGTGCAAATGACTTGCGCCAATTTAAGGAGAGAATCCGCTGCCAGAAAGATAAATCGGCAGGTCTTGATACTGGATGTGGTCAGTGCATGGGAACTACCACCTACACTTATGTAGATCCCAGCTCTGACAAGGTGCCGATTTCCCTTGTTTTGCGGGGCAGGGGTATGGTTACACTTACAGTAGCCGGTTCGCAGATTGATGAGCCCACGAAGTTGAGCGACACAGCAAACACGGTCTTTGAAATTCCTGCCGCGGACCCTGAAGATTCCGCCTTTGAATTGCACGTCGCACCTGAAAAGGCAAAGGATCCTTATCCCTACCTTTACGGATATTTGGATGCGAAGTTGCCCAACAAGGGTAAATATCAAATCTCGATTCATAAGATCGCCACCTCAGATATGGAAACTGGATCAAGACCACGATTTCTCGCAGGTTCCTATGTGTTTCCTACGATAACAGTGAGCAAGATGCGCACTGCCGCGGGGAAAACACAGATGCGTCTAGCTGGTGTGATTCCGTTTACCTTCCTAGAATCTGATCAGTTTGCTACTTTCGATTGTAAAACATCACCGTTTCAGACCAAGGCGGCGTCGCTCAATGCCTTTTCTGCCGACCCCTGTGCTTCAGCGGGTGCTGGTCCTGGTGCGTATCCTGAAGACTGTTTACAACAGTTGATCCTGGATGCGGGTTGCACCAATTCAGGAACCTTGTATCAGAACCCTGGGCAATTAAATATCTCAGGTGGTCAGCCGCAAAATCTCACTCAAATCGGAGCCTATTTGACATCAGTGCAGAGCCTAGATCGTGTGACAACAGCGGCGTCGTCTCTCTGCTCTGGAAGTTTACCGCCAACACCATGTGAAGAAGCTCTCAAGGATCCTACAAAGCCTATTTCTGCCGAATGTCTCAACTACTTGTACCTCAATAAGGGAAATCAGGATACGCGGATCGGACCGACGTATTCAGGGGCAGCGAATTATTCGAATAAAGATAATCTGGGTAACCTCGTCTTTTGCTTACCGAGCGGAAAACTCAGCCCCGTGGCGACGAATGGTGCACCGAATACAGATGCAGTCAATCGTTTACAGACAAAGGGTTTACAGGGCGGAATTGCGGCGGTTCAAGCCTATCTCAATCAACAGTTCTTGACGGCGATTAATTCTGCTACGCAACCCACTGATCCTGCACGAAAGGCGGCAATTGAAGATTGCTTCTTAAAGGTTGAGAATTTGCCCGCGCCCAGCTTGGCACCGCCACCCACTCCTGAAACACTGATTGTACCTGGAAATATGGCGGCAGACCTGTCAACCGCCGGTTTGTCAGTACTTTCATCAATTTCTGGTGTTGACGACTATTTCGCGACGTTTTCCATTATGCCCTTTACGTTTTTCGGTACAACATATACAACTGCCTATTGGGCTACAAATCACGTCATTGGGTTTGATCAGCCACAGGCAACGACCTATTGGGGCAGCCCCACGTATGGAAAGGGATTCCTCGTTGGTCAATACGACAGACGCACAACAAATTTCTATGTTTCTCCTGTGCAGACCATACAGGGTGCCAGTGTAGTTAATATGGTTCTCTATGGACAGAACTTCTGGGCTGACGGTCAACCTAACGTAATCCAGTGGCAAATGCGACTCATTAAGACGACAACAAATCAATACGTTGAGGTAAGAGCCAAGACGGCACTTGCCACACCTGGTATCTGGAATGTTTCAAATGGATCTCAGTGGATAAATTCATTCCCCAATGGATTTAATCCCACGGCGGGTCAGAGTTTTGTACTCTCGAGTGACTTAACAGGTAATGCGTGGACATTTACCAATAATTCATCTGTAGGCGTATGAATTGTAGAATGATTTCTAAATCATATAGCAGAGCAAGAGGAATGTTTAATTCCCTTTACAGTGCTTTAAAAGAACCTTTTGATGCGGCTGAAGATCAATCGGCATTTTTCAGAGAGCAACAGGACCTGTATCAGCAAAAACGTATTTTGCCGAACCAGATTCCTGGTGCCACGCCCTTTGTTCAGGCAAATCTAAATACCGCGAAAGATGCTCTGCGGATGTCAGATCCTTACACGGGAAAGTCCTCTGTGCCATTCAATGATTCTATTCTTGGAACCATGCTTCAGGGATCTCCGGCGCAAAGTCCACACGTTGAAGAGTGCAGACGCTATTCGGGTCTATCGGGTCTTGAACAAATGATTCTTGATACCAGTGCAAATCCAAATACGCCGTTTCGCTGTGGATTCCGGTATAAGAAATCATCTGGTTTAGTTCCTGAGGTCGCACAGGGTGCTTATGGAACACCGCAAGGACCTCTCATGAACACTGTAGATTCTCCTGACGCGCTCGGAAATGGCGTGGTCTGGTTTTGGGACCTTCAGAAAGCGAAGAAGCAACTGCTGAGAGATGCATGCACGGCTTTAACAACTTGTACCTCTCTAACGACGCTGCCATCCATTCAGAACGGTGCCTTCGTAGGTAAAATCGGCTTCTGCAAGACATCTCAGAAGTTTATCCCTATAACGAACTCCTATGGACAATTGAAGGCGGCGTATCCCGAGGATCCTACGCTTGACTGTGCATCATCACAAATTGCCACAACGGTAGGGGAATGTACAACAAACGAGGGCTTCGTGGACACCTCTGAACTAGACGCCACGTGCCTTCAAGCGGGCGGCGGCACGCTCAGCCGCGACTGTCTCTTGCGCGCGGTTCAAATGGCGGGATGCAGTGATAAAGGAACAATGTACACTGCCCTTCAGTCTGCTGCTGCCACCGGTCCCTACGATACGACGCTCAAGACAAAGAAGTCCTACCAAGACTATCAGTCTCAGCAAGGATCCGCAGCCATCACACAGAGTCTCTTCCGTGCTGATCAGGGATCTATGAATCTGGCGCTGTCCGAGGTTGGTAAGGTCAAGAGTGCAATTCACTCCTCTCCCTCAAAGGCGATTCGCATGGCTGCAAATGATCTTTGCACTCGTGCTGGCATTTATGACACCTACGATTTCTGTGGAGATATTCCTGGTACTTCGTTGTTGTCAGCGATTGACTTTTCTTGTTTGAAATCCTATTGGGAAAACAAGAATGGTAAGGAGCAGGGTTCTCTCTATCCTACTACACTTGCCGCTGCCTATCAGATTGGCAATGGAATTCGCACCTGGGACGATTACAAGAATGCGGTCAATCTTCTGGAACAGCAGACTCACAGCACAAATGGTGCCGTTCAACAGGATGCACTCTTAAAATTTATGGGTATTCAGCCTGGACCCGCACCTGCTGTCTTAGTGCCGCTTGACGCCACAACTCGGGGTGTAGAAACCATCTGGATGGATACCTCTCTCAGAAATTCGCAAATCGGACAGATATTTTGCATATTGGGACGACGCCTTGGTCTTACCTCCCAGAATAAAGGTCTGCCCGAGATTCCTCTTTCGTCAGCGCCGATTCCGCCTACGGGGCTGACACAAAATGTAGGATTTCTTTCTTTTTTTGATTTACGTTTGCCGTCCGTGCCGAATGATTATAGAATCTTCTTTCAGACTGTGGCAAAAGATGGATTCCGTTTTGCTGTCAATCATGTGGTGACAGAAATGGGAACAAACGATAATACATTTTCTCGTTTCACGGATCATGCCGCGGCGAGCTTCAATAATTTGAATACAGCAGGACTTCTTGTAAAAAAGAATCAGCCCAATATTTTTACAGTAGAATGGTACACCGGTACTGGTGCACATCAGTTCCAAAACAGTATTGCTTTTAAACCTGATACAGCATCGGGTCAAATGGGTACAATGGCACCCTTTTATGACAATCAGGGGCAACTCAACAGAGATTTAGTTCAGCTTTCTGTTCTCACCCAGGAATCAACTGCCCCTTATCTGGCAATTGAGGTATGTAAGCGATCCGCTCCTTCGACGGGTGCCTACTCGGTAAATGCGAATCAGGTTGCCTTCCAGGAGCGCCGCTTATATAGTCGTGGACTAGAACTTCAGAAGAATGGTAATCCATCTTTCTTTTCTGCCGCTGCAGATCGTTCAGGCGTGCCCGGAAACGTGGGCTATGTACGTATAAATGACGGCGACTCCTTCGTTTCCTTCTCAAAGGTTGCTTTCCAAGCCCTTCAGACTATCTCTATCTGTTTCCGTCTTCCGCAAACATTTCAGACAACCATGAATCTTTTTTCATGGGTGAATTTGGAGCGTGGATGGACATCACGTATTGGTTACACTGTGACAATTTTGGCGAACGGCTCTATGCAAATAGAGATTAGGGGACAACAAGGAACAACGACGCAGATTTACCCTTCTCAACTACAAATGGGTTCAGGGGCACCGTGGTACTTGTTTGTCATGCGCATTGATCAGTTCCAGGGTAATACACAGGGTGTAAATATTGTGGTGGAAGCGTGTAGTTCACTGCAAAATACGGGGTCATTTGGTATGAATTCGACAATGACAATGGCAAAGACTTACTCTCAACCTTATTTTTTCTCTGATTATGCCACCAGTTCACAGCAAAGAGGTGAGCTCCGATTCGGTGGTGTAGGGGCATTGGACGTTGCCTGGTTTCATGGATTTGACTATAAGATTGAGGAAGGTGAACAGATAAAGAGAGAGGCGCGTAGCGGCTGGATACGAACATGGTATGAATCTGACCTGTAAATATGCGGTAAAGAATCAATTCTAAAACAATCTTGTATAGAAGATGGTTTTAGAAAACGTAGATCAAATCTTTTTACTCGCAAATCCCCGAAGAGAGCCTGAGCGCATTTCTCGGCTTTTGCCACATTTAATTGAACGAGGAGTCCCCAAGGAAAAAATTACAATTAGTGGTCCGACATGGGGCGATGAACTCACTTCCGAAGAAATTTTTCAGTATTATGATCCCTTTTGCCGAAAAGGCATGCCGATTTTTACTTTTAAGGCTCGTTGTCTATCACGGGGTGAGATATCTCTTGTACTTAATTTTATTTGGGGTGCCCAAGAGGCAGTGCGGCGGGGATATAAGACGGTGGTTTTCTTAGAATCGGACGTTTTTTTACGGGAAGATTTCGTTTCTCGCCTTGATGAACTTGTCGCCCAACCTGTTAACTGGGATTATGTCAGTTTAGGTGAAGGAGTTCGCACCCGTCCTCCGAATTGCGAGGTAAGTCAATTTGGTCCTACAAAACTCTATCAACCACCACATCAATTTGTGTATCGATGCACCGATTCTATGTTGTTTCATGTCTCTTATTTAGAACGTATTCTATATACTATGCGTCCGTTTCGGGAATGCCTGGATTGGGAACTCAATATACAGAATATGCATCATAGAGGTCTTTCATTATGGGCAGATCCGCCGCTTGTAGAGCAGGGAACTTGCTGTGGTCGCCTGGAAACAACTTTAACATCTTAGAATAGAATGGATTCTACCCCTCCTGGTGGACTTCTGGGTATTTTCACATTTGTACGAGCCCGTATAGAAGCCATCTACACTGCAATGAGTCACCAGAAAATGCGGTGTAGATGTATTTACATAAAAAATAAGAAAAAGAGGAATACTGTGAGAGTTGCACCCGAGGTTAATGAGGATGAAGACGAAGCCATAGAGGTTCCTCCGCCGACTCCCCCTAAAAAATCACGGCGTGATTCGCTTGCCTATCCTTAGCACAGGTAGTCTTATATGAGACGCGCAGTCTCAGGCTTTCTCTTTCCAGTTATCGGATCCGCATCGACTGTGCCAACGCGACTTTCTTGCTTCATCTCTTCATCATCTATTTCAAACATATCAAAGCGCACAACCTTGCCCGTTACAGGATCTGTAAACGGAACAAGTTTGAGAGGACGACCCTTCAATCGCACAATCGGATATGTCTTTGTTGCTGCTGCTGCCGCTGTGGTAGGCTTCAAGAAACGACTTTCCTCAATATCATCCTTCAGAATTGGATTATACATAAAATCACCCACTGTAAACTTCTGACAGACGAAGGTTCCATCACTATTTTCATTTAAGTTCAACTCGCAATCGACAGCAGCCGACTTCATAATGTTTTGTAAATTGTCAATGACTGCCTTCTTTCTTTGACTGACAATATAGAGACGCTCATCACTGGTCATTGTATACATGGTAGAACCCTCAGCTACCTTGATTCCGATTTGTTCAGCCTCTTCGCGTGTGAGTCCATCCTTATTGATAATAGTTTCCGCGATCTTGAACTCGCCCTCTCTTGCCTTTTGTGCCTCAGGACCGAAGACTGAAATGTAGGTAAAAATCTCAACTGTACGCTCAGGAGGAGGTAAATCCATGTGCGAGCAGATACGAACCGCGCGCCCCTTAACCTGTGCCATACGAACTTCATTCCAGTAAGGCTCCATAATATGGACGGCACGCACATTTTTTAGAGATAGACCCTCAGCACCCGCACTGGTAATGCAGAAGAGACGGCAGAGTTTCCCAAGTTTATTGTCAAGCTGCCCTGGTTCAGAAGAAAACCCTGCTTTCTTCAACACGCTGATCATCGAGGCAGGAAGTTCAGAGTACTTCGCATTAAACAGATTGACTGCGTATCTGCGTACAACTTCTGACTCACCGCCTGTGAATTGTATGAAACGATTTACAGTTTGCGCCTTGTCGGCTGCGAAGGAGGCAAGCGTTTCCTCGGTAAAACGGGGTCCCTCTGCTCCCGTCACATCTATCTTAATCGGTACCCAGCCATTCGCCTTGAGAACAATAGAGAAAATGCCTATTCCCTCCATGTCTAGGAACTGACTATAGACGAGACTACTTCCCTGTGCGGCAAGTATATTCTCAAGAATCGCGGCATACTTCGGGCTGATCTTCTTCAAACTATTCTCACCATCGAGCTTCAGATATTCAGGAGTGTACTCAAGAAGACAGTCCTTACATCTCTTAATTGCTTCTGCATAGGTCTCACCGGGCTGAATATCAGCTTTGCAACGAATTTCTCTGCGCTGCTGCTCTGTGGTTTGGGCAGCTGAAGGCGCGGCTTTTGCCTTGGGCTGTGGGAGCACAATACCCATTCTACGAAGTTCTTCATCGAACTTATATTCCTCTATGGTACGACGGATTTCCTCTTCAGCTTTGCCCTCCTTTTGTAGACGAGCCTGCTCTTCTGAAAGGAAGAGCTGGAATGCCTCCTCATCCACCTTGTCGTCCTCCGCTTCCGCCTCCTCTGCCTCATCCTCCTCTTCCAGGACAGACTTCGTATCTTCATCGTCTTCGAACTGATCAAGAACAGCCGTGTCCGCAAAGACATCGCGATCGCGACCCACCTCCTCCTTAATCTCACGCATATCACGCGGTCTCGGTCTGTTCACTCCAGGAGGAAAGGAAAAGTTACAGGCTTGGCGGCTGCTCATGCGGTAGTTGTTTGTCTGCTTTGAGTTCTTAATATCGTAGATTTCCGCCCATAGAGATGAAAGACGATTTTCGTCCTTTCCCTTCTTTTTCTTCTGCTTTTCCTCAATACCGATCTCTTCAAGACGAACTGTGCTGTATTGCTCCTGTGCATAGGATGACAGCGGAACACGAACCACCTCATCCTTTGTCACTTGTGGCATGAGATCCTTGCGAGCACCCTTGTAATACGAGATAAGACCTGAGAGGCGCTTCACGAGAACCAGCTGGTTTTTCACGGTGACACCATCCTTTTCTAGGAAATTTTCGGCAAATTGTTCACCGAACGGTGGCAGTAGAGCCTCTGATCGTGTCTGAATTTCACCCTGAAACTGAATTTCATCTTTAAAGGACTTCACTCTCTCTTCAAAGGAAACCTGCGGCTCCGAAGGCTTGATGCGTTCAACACCTGTGCTTTCCGAGGACACCTTGCGAATCCCCTCAGGGAGTGTAGTAAACATGATTTTTACACCGTGATCGTCCGTGGTTGTCTTGATAAAGTCAAGGTAGCGATTCTGTTTTGCCATGGTAGTAATCTGTTTCGCCTTTTTTTCCTCCTCATCAGACGATTGTCCTCTGGGAAGGCGTGCCTCGCTAATGTTCAAATATCCGTGTAAAAGATTGGCTAAGATACCCAATTCTTCGGGGAAGTTGATCAGTGGTGTACCACTGAGTCCAATAATCTTAGAATTCTTGGCACCAAGAAGAAGTCTGTAGAAAAGGTAGCCGCGTTTGTAATTCATGGTACGTCCACACAGGCTCGGCTTCCACTTACCAGGCAGAATCGGCTCAGGCTGGATCTTTCTCTTTGCACCAGGAAGATTCAAGAGATACGGATCAATCGTTCCCTGGATTAGACGCGTTAGATTGTGGATTTCGTCCACGACAATGACCGCGTCATCAAACGGATTCTTTTCGGCACAGGCGATTTCCTTTAGCTTATTGGCTGAGAGACCATTGTAATTAATGAACCAGATAAGACCATCTCGCGGTTTCTTGGGATCAGGGTCATACACAAGAATGGCGCTGATCTGTTCTCTGATTTCAGTCTGTTCTTGGGGTGTCAGGTTTTTATAATTGGGCTCCTTCTTTGAAAAATCAGGTACCCAGATACGTTGCGCCTTTTTCAAATGCAGCGCGGGAATTTTGAGCACTGTCCGCGCAAATGTATATTCGAGAGACGTCGTGCTCTTCTGGGGGAGTTCAAAGGCTGTCCAGTGATTCTGCAGCCTGTAATACTGGAAGCCACAGAAGGTAATCTCATTGATAAAGTTTTTGCGCAAACTGAAGGGAGTCATTACGATAATTTTGCGGTTTGAGGTGGCAAAGAGGGCTTCTGAGGCGGCGATAGCCGTGCATGTTTTTCCTGAGCCAAGACCGTGATAAACGAGTACACCACGATAAGGGCTTTCCCAGCGCATGTAATCACGGACAAACTCCTGATATTGGTAGATTTCGGCTTTGGTAGCTCCACCTGCACCTAGCTTAATGCAGGCATCATAATCGGGTTTCGTGTCAGGCAGCTTCAATTTAAAGGGGCTGTAGGTCTGACGGATGAAGTCAGTAAATCCACGCTGGGTTTGCGGCTGAAATCCGTTTTCTGGGAGAGGAGTTTTGTAGGGATTGCGAGTCTCGAGGTCTCTTATAGCTTCCGCGAGTGTTTCAAATTCGGTGCCTGTAAAATCTGCTGCATCTCTCTGTGGCTCTGCTTGTTGGACCTGAACAGGAGCAGATCCGGGAACGGCTACCTTGAAGACACGTGGCTTCTTGGGAGCGCTCGCAGCAGGAGCGACTGCCACGGCTTCAGCTGCGACTTGTTCGGGTGATTGTTCTTCTACTTGTGCTGGCGGCGTGGCTTTTACAGGTGCTGGGGGCACGGGCACAGACGCCTTCTTTGACCCCGAAAATAAGCCCCGCACAACCGTGACAGGTTCAGGAACCGGATCTGCCGAACTCGGTTTCATATCAAGCCGCTCAGCATCAAAAGCCGGTAAGGCAGCCTCTGCCTCTGTCGCTTTTCTGATAGAAATCTTTGTAAACTTCTTTGCTGCTGGCTTTTTCGCTTGTTCAACTTGCGGAAGGGGTACGTCCGACATCTAGTTTAAAGTATGATTTTCTCCGTCCTCATTTATCACAGTCTTTTGAAGTTCAATCAAAGCCAAACGACTTGCTTCTTGCTCAGCAATCTTCTTATTTCGTGCTGTTGACTTTGCTAGAATGGATCCATCAATTCCTACGACGCCCATGGTAAAAATGCGGTCGTGTGGGGGACCGACCACCTCAACCTCCTTGTATTTCGGCGGCTGATGGTAATGTGCCTGAAACCAGCGAAGTACTTGATCCTTATAGTTCGTATCATTGCTGATGAGTTTCCGAAAATTTACATGCTTCTCGATGACCTTAATCAGAAATCCCTTCACTACAGCCCAGCCAGAGCCACACCGTATCTCTTCATGTTCAAATAAGGCGCCGAGCCACGCTTCGAACAAAGAGCCAAGAATCTCCAGATTTTCTCGCCCCTTACACACTTCCTCAACGTGGCGACTAATAATTAAATATGGTGCCAAACCAATTCGTACACTCAGTTCACCCAATTCCTTGTTATTGACGATTCGTGTGCGAATCCGTGTAAAGAATCCTTCGCCTTCGCCCTTGTATCGTTTTGCCAAATAGTAACCCACAATATTTCCAACAAAGCCATCGCCTATAAATTCAAGTTCCTCATTGTCTGCATCTTTCAGAGGCAGACAGTTAGAAGGTCGTTCGGTCATTGTCATCTTTTCACCTTTCTTCTCCCAGACTTCCGAACGGTCTACATACGACTTATGGACGCATGCGAGTTGAAAGAGTTCAGGCTTTGTGACATCCCCAGACCATCCATACTTTGTGAGAATTGCTGCGATCGTCTCCTTTTCAATATCTTTGTTCCTTGGATTCCAGGGATTAAAGATCTTCTGATTCTCAGGCTCCGTCATTCTATACGGTCTTCGTACTAAGTGTTTAGACATTGTGTAAAAAATTGAAGGCATACACTAGAGAAGACGGTGATGGATGAAAATAATGAAACAATTATAAGTAATATTAGTGAAAATGCCGATGACCGCCCGTCAAATAAAAAGAAAAATGGCATCAGTATCTTTAAAATGACGAGAATTCCCATAATGTCCGCTCATGATGAGATAGGAATTAGCATCCCCACGGGTTTTGACATAAAAGCCCTGAAAACGAAGCTGGGAATCAAAAGTACCAATCCTATGGAAGAGGCGGCAGGGAATCAGCTCATTTCTGTTGCAGGCGAAACGATTTCATTCGTTCCCACCGGCTTGGAAGAACTTGAGTCGACACTGGTGGACATTTCAGGATTTAAGGCATTGTATGTACCTGACAACTTCAGTGAAAGTAAAACAGAGACTCTTATGGGCACATATAAGTTAGTCTTTCCTTTTTCTAAGTTGGGTAAACCTGTTGATGAGTTTCTACCCCCTTGTAATGATCAGATGTTAACGGATTGGAGATTAACAAAGCCACTGATTGATAGCCTACAATTTCGCCTGGAGAAGTTGCGCGCTAGCATTGTAGATCAACGGTCCCTACCCAGTGACAGCGTGGATCTTCGTAATCAAATTGCACACTTTCAACTTCTCAGTGAATTAATTACCTCAATAATCACACATGCCCACGATAATAAATGCTCGGGTGAAGAGGAAGAAGTTGAACCTATCAAAGAAGATGACTTGACGCGACTTCTACAAAAATTCGCGCTTCTTCTTCTCTTACGTAAGCGCGATCCCTCCACTGATCTGAAGAATCTGGTAAAACAACTGGATGAAGAATATCCCATTACACTGGATGACTACGATGCAAATATGAGAAAGTCCATCCGTGAGTTCTTAAACTTAACACTAAAGAAAACAACAGTCGGTGGCGGTACCACTCATATTGAAGATGATCTCATCAAGATTGACAATGACATGCAGGCAGTCTCTGAGGTTATACAGGCACTTGAAATAAAGGAGACACCTACCAAGAAAGAGACGAGAGAACTGGTGAAAAAACAGAAGGAACTCAACAATCTATCGAAGAAGCGTGTGACCCTGGAGGATATGCTCTATGAAATTGAAAATAAGGGCGAATATATTGTAAAAACCAGCGAACTGCCACCTCTGGTGGATGCTGCATATCCCGAGCTTCAGAATTCAAAGTTTCTGAAGTTTGAGAAAGAATTACATGAAAAATTAAATAACTAGACTAGAATGCCTTCCGATACAGATAAAAAAGAGGCGGTGAATACAAGACCTAATTTTGCTCTTAAAGCCAAATACGCCTTTTATTCAACCCTTGTCTTTTTTTTGATTGCCAATCCTGAAACCTACAAATTAATACAACGCTTTCTCGGAGGAGTTTTTACGGTGGCATCTGATACCGGCTGCCCCTCGACCTATGGATTCTTTTTTCATACCCTACTCTTCTTTTTAGTTCTTTGGGGGCTCATGCTTTTCCCGCGAGATTAGGATAGGAGTTCCTTGAGTTGAGCCTCTCTTCTTTTATCATATTGGATTCCTTCATGAATCTGCTTAAATATATACATTTCTGCAAATGCATTACTTTCTAGAGGACTGTATCCCTTAGAAAGTGCTGTGGCATAGAGTGAAGCCGCCTGAAATTCGTGCTTTTTTTGCCAGCCCATAAGTTCATTATGTGCCTGTGTGTGTATGAGTGGATACTGTATCCATGCTCCACCTCTAAATACTTGGAAAGGTTTATTCATTACTTACTATCGGGGGCTAAAGTTTAGGTTGTAAGTCTATGTAGAATGAAGTTGTTAGGTGCTCTTCTTTTTTCACTGTTATCTGGTGGTATGGCAACGATTCGTGATTGCAGTAACGGCAAGGGTCTATTCACCATGATTTCACAAGGATTTAGTCCGGAACCGCCCATTCCTGGACAGGATTCCACACTCTGGTTTTATTATCAGGTTCCCGATGGCATGACTGTCACAGCTGGAACAGCAAAGTATTCCTTCACCTTTAATGGAATTCCCTTCAGCCCAACCGTAGATGATTTATGTACACAGGTCGTTTGTCCTCTCGTACCTGGCATCTTTAATTTAACTAGCACATCTCAGTTTCCTAGTGGTATTTCGGGAAAGGTCACCTCGACAATTCAGTGGTTTAACGAGGGTGGTGCTCTTCTTCTATGCAGCGAACTAACAGAGAAAATCTAGACCCCTAGAAATGAAGACACGCATGGTATTTATCTTTATTGGAGTTATCGTTGTTCTCTTTGCTCTCCGGTGGATGTGGCTGAGGCGCGAGGGTTTCACTGCCTCAGGTGAAAACGGGGCAGCAGATACCTTTTCACTCTATTATGTCGATTGGTGCCCTCACTGCAAGTCTGTAAAACCGGCTTTTCTGGATTTTGCCAAGAACGGCTTTGTCACAGTGGCGGGGCAGAATGTGAAGGTTCAGGCGGTTGAATGTGAGAAGGAGCCCGAGAAGGCGGCGGGCAAGAACATCAAGGGTTATCCTACCATCCTTTTTGAGAAGGGATCGGGGCAGACTGTGGAATACACAGGTGATCGCACAGTGGAGGGCTATATGGCGTTTCTGAAACAGCAGTATGCCTAAGGGCGCCCTGCATTTATGAGCGCAAGAGATGTACAGCTATTGGAAGGTTTCGGTAGACTCAGATTCCGATCGGGGGTTGGACATACCGTTGGCACTCGTGGTCCCTGATACTCTGCAAAACGACGAGCAGGATCATTATGAGGCGCATAATTATCCATAGTCTGCTGTTGCAAATTCTTAATGCGCACAGACTGAGGAACACCCTGTAGACTTTGCGATGCGATGGCGGCTGCTTGATGAGATGTTGTTTGTGAGCAGGAATCTATTTTAGATTGTAGTAGTGTACCTGAAGGTGGAACTTGTCCGTTAAACCGAACGGTGGGTGCACATACTGTCGCCCGAGCCTTTGCGATGGCTGCCTTCGTGGCGCATAGTCTGGCTTGTGCCAGAATTTGGTCTACACGACCACTTTCAAAATTGCCATACTGTTGCATTCTTACTTCGGGTCGGGAAAATTGACATGGGTATTTGTATACTAGGCTAGTACATAAATAGACATGGATGGGCAAGATTGGACACCTGTGATTGTGGGTAAGAAGAGTTACGCCTCAGCACTGCGCCAAACGACGGCGGCACCAAAGCGTAGTAATGAGGTCTTTCATCTCACAAAGCTTGAGGCTGCCGAGGCTCCTGTGAGGATGAAGACACTTTCATCTGAGTCACGTCAAAAGATAGTTTCTTATCGCGCACTTAAGCAGATTACTCAAAAACAGCTCGATCAGGCGTGTGCATTTCCCGCAAATACTATGCGTGAACTGGAAAGTGGTAGGCTGACGCCCTCGACAGGGCAACTGAACACCTTGAATCGATTTGTCGGAGGGGGTCTCAAGCTAGAGTAATTACGAAACAGAATATCGACGGGGTGGCGCCTTTCTGCGACGACCGTTAAAGAAATCATAGGCTGCTTTTTTACCAGAACCAATAAGTTCCTCACGTTCTTCATCAGTGGCTTCGAAATTCCACGCAGGATAATGTCCCTTCGGGATAAGGATCGTCCGTTCAGCAAACATATGCTCTGTTTCACGGGCGCGGGGCATGTAATAACAGGCAAAAATTTGCATGAAGAAAGATCCTATCTCTGGTACTTCGTCGACTGTGGTATGATTGTAGGAGAAAGAAAGACCAATTGATTCAGATTGCTCATTAAGTGATAAAAAAGACATTGGGTAATTATTGATAACACCACCGTCGACAAGCATATGCCCAGTTTCGGGATCCCTAATGGGAACAAAGTATGACGGCAGACACATAGAGGCTTGAAGTGCCGTGGTCACTTTTACTGTGGGAGTCTTTTCTTTACTGAACTCCTTGTGTGTGCATGTACATAAGTCGCTTGCATAACAACGGAAATTCATTTTTGTTTGTAGATCTGCAAAGGTCACATTCGGATCTATGCCCCGCTGTTTCATCAGCGAATGTAGAAAACGAAGAAGATTGGCTCCATCATCGATGCCAAACGCCGTAGGAAATTCAAGAAGTGTTTCTGGACTGATGGACCGAATCAGTTGGAAATCAAACTCTGTAATTATCTTTTCTATTTCTTTCATTGTGTAGCCAATACAAAGACAGAAAGAGAACATGGCACCTGCCGATACACCCACACACTCTTTGATGGCTCGTAGTAAACCCCGCTCCTCCAGAACCTGTACAGCTCCTATGTGGGCTACGGCTCGCATTCCGCCCCCGCTTATAACCAACCGTCGCGGTGGTATTTCCATGTTATAAAATCTGAACATTTCTTTAAGGATGTCCTCGTCGCAGATTGAAGTTCCCAAACTCTTACCGAAAGATTTGTACCAAAAGCGAATGAAGCGTGATGAAGCACGACTCAAGACCTATAATCAAATCTTAGAGCAAATCTACACCCGTGTCTATTCCACTTCCCAGATGAATGGAAATGCCAATTACATCTTGTACAATGTTCCGCCCTTTCTTCTTGGTCTTCCCGCCATAGATCTGGAAGACTGTATTGTATACATAGTGTACATGCTCAGACAGCACGGATACCAAGTAAAATTCACATATCCCAATTTGTTGCACATAAGCTGGAGACACCATGAAAAGGACTACTTGTTGACACAGAATCCTATTGTACAAGCCATGCTGCCTGCTGAGACAAAGAAGACACAAAAACAGAAGAGCAAGGTCAGTTTTCAGAGCTTGGAAGATCAGACCATGGCGCGCAGTGCCGAACAGCCACAAATTCGTCGTGCAGCAGATTATGTACCGCCGCCGTCCTTTGTACAAAGTATTCAACGTCCAATGCCTGATAAAAAAGATGTTGTTCTTTCTGATCTGTGGAACTTTTCATAAGCAGAATTAGGAATGGATTCAAACTCCCTCATAGTGATTGGATCAGAGGTTGCTCTTGCTCTCTATCCAATCTTGATCAAAACAGTCCCTGTAAATCTTGCGACACAGCTTGTCGCGAGATTTCTAGTCTATGTTTCTCTCGCCTTCTTTCTAGCGACACCCAAGGATATTGCCGGTACATGGCTAAGTTTTGAAAATGCCTCGCAGAGTATGCTTTATGGTTTACTCAATTTAGTGCATATTGGAGTCTCTTATTATTCTTTTGCGAATCTGCCCACTGGAACTGCGATGAGTCTCTTCTACACCTATCCGGTGTGGAATTTGCTCGGGGCGCATCTGTTATTCGGTGAAACCTTTAGCCTCTTCAATATATTTCTTGTGTTTGTAGCCCTCTTTGGAGTCTACCTGGTTGCTCTGCAAACGAAGGATGAGGATACTCAGAGTAAGAAGCAGATTCATTTACAAGGTGTGGTGGCTGCCCTCCTCGCAGCTCTCACAGAAACTCTCATTTATTTGATTGTCCGCGTGAAGAGCCCCTCACCTTCTTTTAGTATTTTACAACTGTACCCAGGTGGTCTTCTTGCTCTATTAGCCGGTTTAGTCGCTACAGGCGAGTCTATAGATCTCTCATGGGATCACTGGAAACCTCTTCTTCTCTTTAATACACTCATCGGCTTTGTTGGTTATTTTCTACGTTTCTACACCATACCCCGTGTTGATACTCTGGTATTCACCCTACTTTCCCTAATTGGAGTGGTTGCTTCATATATCTGGGGTTTTGGATTCTTACAGGAAGTTCCCACGTCGCTAGGAGTCTTAGGATCTCTTCTTATCTCTCTATCAGCAGGGTTTGCCGTTAGCAAATGAGTGTTGATGAAAACTATATAGTGTATTTGCTAAGCACAACGAAGGCGCCGTATCAGACTTATGTGGGAATGACGAATAATAAGGAACGTCGTTTAAAACAACATAATGGTGTTTTAAGCGGCGGCGCGCGAGCGACGGCGGGGCGAAAGGGTGAGTGGAAACGTGTCTTATACATTAGTGGCTTTCCCGATAAAACTACGGCACTTCAGTTTGAGTGGGCGTGGAAATACTGGACACGGAAGCAGGGTGCTGGGATGGCACCTCTCGATAGACGACAGAAGGCACTGGAGGATCTCTTACATCAGGAGCAGGCAACCTCAAAGGCGCTCCCCTTTTCGTCCTTCCCTCATCCACTGGAAATTAATTATGAGGATGATTCTGGAGGTGGGCAGTCATAAAAGACGGCGCGCAACTTTTTTGCAATTGCTGGTCCCAGTTTCCTCTTTTCGGAAATTTTCGTCTCTGCCAGCGTTTTTTCAGAGGCTGCAATAATTGCCTGAAAACTACCGAAGCTTTTGAGTAAAGCCTCAGCAGTTTTGTCTGAAACACCCGAACAGCATTGGAGCATGGCGGAGGCGAGATGTCCCTCACGATTTACCTTTCGACTACTGGAAAGAAGTTCCGTGTAAGGAACACCGCCCTCAGGCGCAATGAAACAGGTGGGATCAGCTACTAATTGCTCTTCAATCGTTTCCAAGAGTTTTGCGGTCTCAGTGAGAGACTCAACTTGGAAAAGGGCAATGTTGTACCGGAGCGAGAGGCGTAAAAGAACTTTCCAGAGTGTCTTCTTTGGTGTTCTCACAGCGAAACTGTCCAAGTCTCCTTCAATAATGTAGAGCGGGCGCGCCGCCGTAGCTTGGCAGTAGGAAAGAAGGCGCGTACGCTGTTCTCTGTAACGTCCGTCCTTGAGACTCGCCTCTAAATCCTGGACCTGCTTGCGTTCAACACAGACGCCTCCCTTCATAATCTGCTCACCTGAGAGACCGAGCCAAATATCTCCGACAGGTAATTGCTTGGTTTGATGTGTCGGCAACAACAAGATAAGATCTCGTTCCCGTATGTCAATGATCATCTGATTTTAAAGAAAACAATTCTTTAGAAGGAAATGACAATTGAGTGGGTTCCCATTACATTTGGCTTAGTCATGGCAACAATCGACGTATTCATGTTGTCTGCCATTAAGATCATTGGGACAAAGGCAAAGTATTTGAAATGGATGATCGTGCCTACCATTGTGTATGCAATTCAACCATGGATCTTTTTGTCATCGCTCAAGTTTGAAACGATGACTGTAATGAATCTTGTTTGGGATTTGATGAGTGATATTCTTGTAACTGCCGTCGGCTTGTATTATTTCGGCGAAAAGCTCGGTCCTATAAAGTCACTCGGTGTCGTCGCGGCAATTGTTGCCATTGGACTTCTTGCCTATAACGACGGCACTACAGAACTTAATTCCATATCTTCTTAATACCACTGCTGAACCGGCTGCGTGGGTGCAAACATACGCTCCAAGCCTGGTGTCCACCGCATGTAATCCCACTTACCCGTGCGCGTGGATGAATTGGGGCTGTAATAGGGATCAAGACCAGCCGCAGTATCCCGCGCCTTCTGCGGAATGATGATATTGTCCTCGCCTGCTGACTGTGTCGGCTGTGTGGAGGAAGGCGCTTCAGACTCCTCACCCTCATAGATGATCTTCTCATCCTTACGACGTGTTCCCACGATTTCATAGACATTATCGTCCTTCTTCACCACATCAGCTACCAGACCCTTTTTATCATAGATCTTCTTGATAAGTTCCTCTGCATCATCCAAATTGTATTCTGTCGGCTTGTCTCTGGGCTTCGGATTGTATGTTTGTAGAAGTTTCCGCTCCTCCATTTCAAGCGCGGACGTATCGGGAGGCGTCATATTGGAACCGTCCACTTCCTTGTAAGGGTTTGACGTGGAGACCGGAGGAGCATTTTCGTATGCTTCCACCTGCTGCTTGCGACCCTCTTGGAAACGAGCAGAACTCGGTGGCATCCCAGACCAATCAAGCGGATACTGGGCGGTCAGCTTGTTCAGAGTCGCCTTACTGACCTCCCTATCACCCTCATTCTGGAAGACAATATTGTACTCGTAGTCGTCTACATCATTGATTGGACGATTTAGGTATGGCTTGTCGGCAGGTTCTTCAAACTCTACGATCGTTCCCTTGCATTCCTTGACTTCTCTCTTAGGGCTGTCCTTGTTCTCAAAACCCTGGCGGAGATAGTAGCGTCCCGAAATGTATAGGAATAAATATGAAATGATGAGCAGTAGGAAAAAAATTGTATATGCGTCCATTCCCTTCGGAATACTCTGATACAGGGATTGAAAAAAGATGTGGACTAAATAGAATGCCAAAGTCAAAAAGCTCCAAAACCTCAGGCAAGCGTATTGATGTTCGGAGTAAGGCAGATGTTCCTGCCTTTGAAGCACTTCTCGGTAGAGGACCGATGACAATTGTCCTTGTTCACGCCGACTGGTGTGGGCACTGCCAAAGATTCAAGGAAAATGTCTGGAATAAAGTTCCCAATTCTCCTACGAACACAATCAATACGGCGAGTGTTCACCATGATATGTTGGAGAATACCAGTTTGGCTGGATCAAAGCTTGAGGGCTATCCGAGTCTGTTGCTAGTTGGCAAGGATAAGAAGCCGGCTGTCTACAAGAATAATGACGGTATCGAAACAAATGCTATGCCGCAGCCTACGACACCTGAAGAGTTAAACCAGATGGTTAACACTCCTGTCACCAACAATAATATCAACAATAAGACAGTTTCAGCTGAGCCGAATAAAATAAACACGGCTTCCAACGTCTTGAGAAATAACACGAACAATAATAATGTGCGCTCATACAAGCCCGCTGATATGGCTGAGCCGCCCAATGCTGCTGAGGACCTTGTTGCAACTCAGCAGATCAATAAGAAACAGATGGGCGGAAACTTGTACAAGTCACTACTGAAAATCATGGATCAAATGAAGACACGACGCGCTCGCGGTCATAAACGTAGTAAAAAGCAAACACGCCGTCGTTAAGCGTCCAAAAATTGGGTATTTTTTTCCTTACCAAAGTAAGTACAAAAATGCAAGTACTCCATATCTTTGATTCTTACGCACAGGATCAAGAAATAAAAAAGGAAGATGAAACCACCATGGAGGTGGAATACATCAATGAGGAGGAACAAGATGATGACGATGAGTTCAAGCCGCGTTGGCGTCGTGGGCGCAAGGAGGGTGAAAAGAGCTTCCAGGAAAAGCAGTCCATGGTGATCCAGCTCTTTGGATCTACCGCCGAGGGAAAGCCCGTGAGACTCCAGGTCAATGGATTCCAGCCCTTCTTCTTTCTGCGTCTGGATGATGAGCCGTCTTCGTTTGACAAGTGCAAACGTCGTTTTCTTGCGCTCTTTGATGAGCGAAAGATTCCGTATTCCTGCGTCCAGTTCGAGAAGACGAAGAAGAAGGTTTTGTATGGATACACGGCTGGGCGTGAGTTCACGTTCATGCAGCTGAATTTTAAGAATCTCAGTGTGTTTCGTGCAGTTAAGAAGCTTGTTCTGGACGATCACCAGCGCCCGATCTTTGAACTCTACAGAGGTGAGAAGCCACTGGAGGTCTATGATGCCAATCTAGATCCTATGCTTCGTTTCTTCCACCTTCGTAAGTTACAGCCATGCGGCTGGATCAAGGCGGAGGTAGATCTACAAGAAGAAGATGATGTGCTCATCGGTCAGTGCGAGTGGGATCAGATTGATCCTGAACTGGCACCACCCAAGGCTGCCGCTCCCTTTCTTATGGCATCCTGGGATATTGAGTGTTATAGTGACTCAGGTGACTTTCCCTTGCCCACACGGAAGGAAAAGTTAGCGAAGCTCGGTGAGGGTGCTGATCCTAGACAGGTCCAGGGCGATCCCGTGATTCAGATCGGTGTTGTTCTGGTACGTCAGGACGCTGAGACGGAGCGACACATCTTCGTCCTCGGTACGTGCGACTCACTCAAGGACAGGGGTATTGAGGTTCATGTAGCAAAGACAGAGAAGGCTCTGCTTTTGAACTTTGCGAACTGGCTTGTAATGAAGAATCCAGATATCCTTGTGGGGTACAACACCTTTGGTTTTGACGAAAAATATATCTGGAAGCGCGCGACCGAACTCGGTATCACAAATGATGCCGGCTTCCAAGGGCTCAGCCGTCTCTCCTCGCTCGGCAAGGAGACAAAACTCGATGAGAAGTTTCTCAGTAGCTCAGCGCTCGGTGACAACTTCCTCTACATCTGGTCAACGCATGGTCGCCTCCAGATTGACCTATTACACTATGTACGTCGTGGCACGGCACTCCCTTCGTATAAGCTGGATGATGTCTGCTTGTACTACATGAGCGGCAAACTCAGTGGCGTTGAGCGAAAGGAGTCGTCCTGGCTCCTGAAGACAAAGAGTACAGGTGATGCGAAGCCTGGTCGCTACCTCGTTCTCTTAGAGGAAACAGGTGAGGATATTACTGAGAAGGCGGAGGTCATTGAGGTGATTCCTGGCAAAGGAATTATTATTAAAACCCCACAGCATTCTGAGGACATTGATGTGCGCGAGGCAGTCAAGTGGGCAATTGTAAAGGACGATGTACCTCCCGCGGAGATCTTTCGACTTCATCGTGATGGTGGACCTGCCGGTCGTGCGAAGGTGGCTGCGTACTGTATTCAGGATTGCGACCTCGTCGTTGAATTGTATAAGAAGCTGGACGTCTTCAACAATGCCATGTCCATGGCGAATGTTTGTTCCGTTCCCGTGTCCTATATCTTTACACGCGGTCAGGGCATTAAGATTGAGTCACTCATTTTCAAGGAATGCTATGAACTGGGCATGCTTGTCCCAGCTCTGGAAAGCACGCCGTTTGGTGCGGCGGCGGCTGCAACCGGTCAAGAGGAGTCCTATGAGGGTGCCATTGTACTGGATCCCACACCTGGATTCTACAATGTGTCACCTATTGGTGTGTGTGACTTTGCCTCCCTGTATCCCAGCACAATCATCAGTGAAAATATCAGTTATGATTCGCTCGTGTGGGTCAAGGAGTTTGACCTGGATGGAAACCTCGTCAAAATGACGACTCTTGGCGATGAACGTGCCGCGCCGCCTGGTACAACCTGGAACGCCATTGAGTTTGCGACCTGGGGTGTCAAGGAGGGCGACACGAGGAAGCAACCTGAGAAGGTCAAAAAGGGTGTACGTGTCTGCTGTTACGCACAGCCGCCTGATGGTAGTAAGAGCACACTACCGAATATTGTGGCGAAGTTGCTGGCGAAGCGCAAGTCAAAGCGTAAGGAGGCTGAAAAGGAGACGGATCAGTTCAAGAAGGCACTTTTGGATGCCGAGCAGTTGGCGTACAAGCTGACGGCGAACTCACTCTATGGTCAGTTGGGCTCACCAACCTTTAAGATTCGCATGCAGAACTTGGCGGCTTCCGTTACAGCCTATGGTCGTACACAGATCATCCATGCGAAGAATGCAATCCTGGAGTTCTATGGTGCCGGTTCCAAGAATTTCCCTGCGCCACCGACAACCTTTGAAACGAAGGAGGTACGTGATAAGAACGGAATCGTCGTTCGACAGGCAATGAATGCCGCTGAAATCGCATATATCAAGTCACTGAACGCAGCTGAATACAGACTGAAAGAACTTGCCTGGGCTGATCTCAAGAGTAGCCATGATGTGAAGCGGACGCATGGTTTTATGGCGTGGAAGGCGGGTAAGAGCGGAGTTCATCTTGATGAGTGCTCAGGCGCGGAGATTGTCTATGGTGATACTGACTCACTCTTTGTCAACTTCAATGTAGATGCAAGTTCCGATGCACGGAAGGCGATCGTTGACACAATTGAACTCACGGAGAACGCTGGTAAGTTTGTCACACAGAATTTGAAGAGTCCGCATGACTTTGAGTATGACAAAGTATTCTATCCGTTCATTATATTTAGCAAGAAGCGATATGTAGGTAATAAGTATGAGGAATCACCTGATGAGTTTAAGCAGACATCGATGGGTATTGTCTTGAAGCGGCGTGACAATGCGCCCCTGCTTAAAACCATTTATGGTGGTGCCATCCAGATTCTTCTAAATGAGCGCAACTTCTTGAAGGCAGTTGAGTTCGTGAAGGATAAAAGTATTGAACTCGTCACGGGAAAAACCAGTACGTATCAATTAACAATTACAAAAAGCCTGCGGGCAACGTATAAAACAACACCACCGCCACACAAGATTTTGGCGGATCGGATGAAGGAAAGAGATCCAGGTAATGCACCATCAGCAGGCGAGCGCATCGGCTACATCTATATCTCCCCACCACCTGGACAACTTGCTCCATCTCTACAAGGTGAGCGAATTGAAACGCCTGAATATATGAAGGAAAATAATCTTGTACCTGATGTACGATATTATATTGAACACCAGTTGATGAATCCTCTTTCTCAGCTGTTTGCCCTGAAAGTTGAAGATATTCCTGGCTTCCAAGGAACTTCTGGAGTTATGTCACCTGAGCAAAAGGAGAGTATCGCTTCTGACTTAATCTTTGGAGCGGCACTCAAGGCATGCGATCGTAGTGCTGTACGTGCCTTTGGGCAAAAGATGTTTGGTAATATTTCTGTGACGCCCTTGGAACAAACGAAGCGTTCTCCGAGACTCGCGGCAGCCACAGTTGCTCCTGCAAAGCCGCAGAAGCAAGTGACACTAACGGGCTTTCTGGTACCACAGGAGCCCCAATCGTTTGCCTCCACAAAGGCGCTACTGGAAGAAATTGCCCGCGAGAAGGAAAAAAAGAAGAAGTCAGTGTCACCGCCTCCCCTTCCAAAGGCTGAGAAGGCTGAGAAGGCTGAGAAGGGAGAAAAGGCAAAGAGATCAAAGAAGACACCAGGTGTAAAGGTCGATGCCTAGATACGGTAAAATCGTAATCATTTTTTACTGAATCTAAATAAAGGTATGCCTACCTTGGATATCCCAGAATCAATTGATCATTACAGAGAGCGTTGCCTCAAAGATCCCTGTAATGCGCGCGCTAGACAAAATCATGCCTATGTTGCTATGAATTCATTTCAAGTTGATGATGGTCCTTACAATACGCAGATTATTCGTATGTACCCGACAGCAGATGCAGGAATGCCCCATACTCGTCCGCCAAATTTTATCTGCATGCCTGAGCATTATCCAGAGGAATATTATCAAGAAACTCTGCAACACGAGCTCATCCATATACACCAGAGACGAAATGATTTAGCATGGAGATATCTTTTTCATACACAGGGCTGGATTCCTCTTGCTGATCAACATATCCCCGAACGCTGGTTACGACGTACTCGTTTAAATCCTGATACCTTGGACCAACGATTTTATGCATGGGAAAATCGCTGGGTGCCACTACCGCTCTTTGAACGTGAGGATAAACCTGATCTACGTGAATGCAGAGTTCGATGGTGGGATCAAAGAACAGGTGAACTCGAAAGAAATCCTCCTGCTTCCTTTAATTCTACCTTTGGAGAACATCATCCGCAACCCGAGCATCCGCGAGAAGTGACTGCGGTTATTTTGGCTCGCAGATTTAAACTGGAAAGCTGGGAGACACTTGAAGAATATCTGGGCGGATATCTTGCGGCTAAATAGGGATGATTCTAGACTTAAAAAAACTTGGTATTGAGGGTACGTATACTCTTGATACCATGAAACAAATTCCAGATTCGGCATTTCCTGTTCTCAACGGGAGTAGTCAGCTTATTTATGAAGGAGGTAATGAACGAGCACACCTTTTTCTCGGCGATATATTAACGCATGGAGCCTATGGGGATATTCGGTCCGCTTCCCGTGTAAAAAATGGAAAGTCAGAGACTGTTCTGGTCAAATCTCCTCGGCTACCAGAAATGAATCTAAAAATGGAAGCAATTGTACAAACGATTTCGCGCGGCTGTCTAGAAAAACAGAATATATCGTGGGCTATTCCTGAGATCTATGACATTTACCAATATAAGGGAAAAATGTCATTTAGCATGGAAAAAATCAAGGGTCAGTACCTCCACGAATGGTTTTTGAAGACAAAAGAACCTGATCTTGATTTTTACAAGACTATGATTCAACTTTGTATTATATTGTCAATCTTACATAATTGTCTTGAATTAGATCATCGTGATTTAAAATCAGATAATCTGTTTATTCGCAATGAGTCGTGTTCATTGCAATTCAAGCATGAATTAAATACCTATATTGTTGCATGTCCTTTTCAAGTTGCTCTCCTTGATTTTGGTTTCGCTTGTGTAGGTGATCATCTAGGTCTCGGAACAGAAGTTTTACCTGTCCTTGATCCGTGCCCTAAAGAGGGACGTGATCTCTTTCATTTCCTAATATCCGTTCTGAGTATTGAGACAATACGTAAACGTTTATCAACGAAAACCTTGGATCAGATTGATCTCTGGTTAGGCAACAAGTATGCTTCATTAGCAAAGCGTTTTGCAAATACCACGGAAACATGGGTTCATCTAGTTACAAGTAAGACTGAATTCCGTTCACAGACTTCCTCGCCATACCGAGTTCTGCAGGATATTGTAACAAAGAATCCAGAACTATTTTTTCTGTCTCCGTGATCTTGCTTTTGTTATGCGTTTTGAGGATTTTCTGGTTTTTTTGTAACGTACGCCGCCACCTGCGGGAATCTTTTCACGTTCCTCTACCCAATTTCTGCCCCGCTTCACTGCTGACAATACCTGTGATTTTACAGGCGGTTGAGATAGTTTTTCTATGTTCCTTGTAATCTGTCGTATTTTCTGTTTCATTTCATTTTCTACAGTTTCCCACATCGGATTTTTCATCTGTGGTACAGAAGGAAAGAGGAATCGCAGTTTAGGATGTTTTATAACTTTCGGAAAATAGAAGAGAGAAAACTCTTGAAAGTCCTCCAAGAACTCTGGACCAAAGGCATTTGAGAGAATCGTTTCAAAGATGGATGGAATAAAATATCCCCCCTTATAATTCTTTTCAAAGGTTGCTTTATCGTTTGCGTAATAGACCATTCTCATAAAGAATAAAATAAGAGACATGGGATCCATACTAAAACTCAGACCATGAAGAAGAAGTTTACCCGCTATAGGAATAACTTGACCATAGACATCAAGATTTGGATCCTTATATTCTCCCTCAAAATATACATTCATTTCAATCATGTAGTTGAAAAGTATAAACGACGAAAGTTCTAAGAGCTTTTTCTCGTCAATACGAGCTCCGCCCGCCTTGTTATCAGAATCAAATACACTTTTTATTTCTGCCATTAGAATTTCTGCTGTTTCGACTACACGCTGTCTTATTCCCTCATGATACGGTATTACACATGTTAGAGATGAAATTGCCTGTACATCATTATCTCCTACATCTGTTACGCCTATTTCTCCATGAGCTGCATTTAATAAATCGTCTGTTTTTACTGAAGTTTCACCTTCAGGGTCAAGTGGCGTCAAATTAATAAATGCAGAAAGAACTTCTTTCATAGGTGCCTTATTTTTTTCTGCACGTCCGCCTGATATATTTTCACTATCGGCTATTTTTTGTAGTATATCTGTAAAACGCTCTGTACCATCTGTTTTAAATAAATAATTATGAATAATGGGCGAAGCTCCATACGTAAATTTATTTGTTTTCCTGTCAAAATTAACAAATGAATTTCCTATTAAAATTGTGTCAAATTTTTTAATTTCTTGATACGTAAGATTATTACTGCAGGTTTTATCAAATTGCGGGAAGTCACCCAAATATTCCTTATCCTTGGGTTTTTGACTATAATACAATTCTTTAATTCTATCAACTCTATTTTTAAACGATATATCATAGTCTTCTTTTTTTGATAATTCATCTACTTCCTTAAGAAACTCTACTATGCTAACGGGCATCATGTAAATAGAACGAAAAAGAGCTAACTTAAAAAAAATCTTAAGACAAGCACTAATTCTATTTTTCAATTCGGTAAGTTCTGATGAAACAAATCTCTTTTGGCGTTGCTCATCTCGAACAAGATAATTTTCCAGATTATCAAGCGTTTCTTTAATTTCTTGTTTGATTGCACTTAATTTCTCTAAATATTTTCTAGTTTGATCCCGAAGAGTTTTTGTCATTTCATCACGTCGTTCTTTTATCTTTATATAAGTATCGAAAAATGCCTTTGTAAAGTCTGTTCTTTCCTTTACACGTTTAAACTTATATACTGTATTTGCACCTGTATAAATAACATCACCTCCGTTTGCCAGAGAAACAGGAAGAGTATTAAATGTATCGTGTGTTAATACAAATCGTGGTTTTTCGTTAAAGGTAAACGTTTGAGAATTTCCATTATATGTGCGCGAGGTATCAAAAAAGGAAAGAGCAATCAATGTATCGCCACTTCTCTTTTTCTGTAAACCTACAAAATAATCTTTCAAATCTTTATCTTGATTCTTTTCTATCGACACCCTTTTACGATCTGTTTTTTTTATATCAAAAATTTGATAAAGTGTGCCTAAGTTATCTTTAACTCGTTTTAATAGTCTTATCATAGCATTTTTTGAATTTGCTAATTTTCCAGATGCTGATGTTTCAATAGTAGATTCATCTTTATAATTAATGCCAGAAAAGGTCAGGATTAAAGATTTGGTTACACCATATTTGACTGGAGTGAGTTCAAGACTAAAGTCTGAAAAAAAATCATTGCGGTAATTCTCACGAGGATCATTCCATCGAGGATACGACACCTTTTCTGTAGAGACGTCTAAGGCGATATGAAGTTCAATTTCACGATACTTATTTTTTTTTTCATTAAAATCTGCATCCTTTTCGTTTGGCTTTCCAGCGGGATCACTAATTGTCTCTCTATTTACAATATAATACACATGCCTTTTCGGACCCTTAACTTCTTCCTTTTCCATTTTTGTAAAAATTTTCTGAAAAGAACCCGTGGTTGCGTCTACAATGAGACAAAGTTCTGTCTGATCTTCATTGTCTTTTAAGAAGTCAAACAGCGTGCTCGGTTTTGTCGAATCGTTTATATTCATGGTTGTTAATTCATATTCAAAATTAGAAAACTTTGTAATAATGGGAGCTATATCGTTTCTAACTTTATCAAACTGATCGCTAGGGGGCGGCGTTTCATCTGGAATATTGATTTCTGTTTCGAGTACCAAATCTACAATATCCCAACCAGCACCTTTTGTTGCTTCAAAAGGATCATGTGGAGTACCAATGACAGGAATACCATTTTCTGTTTTTTTCTTATATATATTTGTAAATGCAATACCAAGATCATGTTTTGCATCGGTCGCTGCCTGTATTTTCAGGGTTTGTAAAAATTCTCCATTAATATGTATTTCATTTTTAATTTCCTCATCGCCTTTTACTGCTGCCATTTACTTACTGGGCAGAATTAAATTCATCTTTTAGACGTTGAATCAGCGCAGGCAGAGCCTGTGAATTATTTCCATTGAAGTGGCTTTTTACATGAATGCGGTGAAAAAGGAGTGGGTAAGGCACATTGAACATGCGCGAATGCTTTTGATAACGTAGCCGTAACCAGAGTTCATAGTCTTCCAAGATACGATTCTCGGGATTCCAGTTCGCGAGGCGGCGGCGCATCAAGATAGACGAATGTAAAAGTGGATTTACTTTCCAGAAATCCTCATTGGTGATGTCACCTGTAGGTATCTGGGGAGAGCCACCTCTGTCTCCAAAATAGTTAGCACCTGTGCCAATGATATCGAAGTGTGTATTTGATTGATGAAAGCGGACTTGAATTTCCAGTTTTTCAGGATGCCAAAGATCATCGGCATCAAGCAGAGCAACCCACTCATCCTGTACTTTTGATACAAGGGCGTTCAGCGTCGCAGGCTTTCCTTGGCATTCATGAAGATCGTAGACTTGAATCTGGCGTGAGGCAAAACGAGAGGCTTGTTGAAACACTGCAGAATTCGGCTCCCAGCCATTCACGCCAATATGAACTGTCCAGTTGGTGTAAGTCTGATTCTTTACAGAATGTAAGGTCTCTTCAAGAAGATCAATTCCATTATATAGGGGAATTAGTATTGAAATATGCGGACTTACTAAGCTAAATGTAAATAGAAGTGTAAACCAATGATCTTTGATCGTTGTGTTTGGCTCCACGATTTTTACAAGACTCGGATACTGTAGAACAAGTGCAGCCATGATGGTCTGATCCTTGCCCATAAACATGTTTTTATTTACGCGTTCCTGGAGTTTCTGGTCATAAAGTGCCGACCAGTACTTCCAGATTTCTGCCGTGGCGGCTTGGATACCACCCCCTACCCGATTTCGGTCATCAAACTTTCCAATCTGGTCGACTTCAAAGGACTTTATGTCCTGTTGTGTGAAAGGTTCCACTTGTAAGAGAACGATCTTATCATCGGGAATCTCATGTGTTGCCGAGCCAAAGGTACGTAAGGACTCTAGCCATTCAGGATACCGAAATGCGCCTGCATCGCACCAAATATACTTTGAGTGCGCAAACGGATTCAGCTCTGCTGCCCTCAGAACAAACTCTTTCTTCTCATACCAAATGGCATAGAGATCGCCACTATGAATTTTTGCTTCATGATCTCGCTGTTTCTGGGTAATCCAGAAATTCTCACCAAATTTCTTATATGCCTGCCATTCGCTGCGTGGAAGATCAATAAATCGTGTTTTCTTAGCATACGGCTTTCTCATTTCCTGCAACTTCGGAATCAGAAAGGCATCTGTGTAGAAAACGAGATGACAATCTATATTCTGTAGAAAGTTTTCAATCCACTTCATATATTGTTCAGAAGGGAATTTCGATTCCATTGTGTAGAATGCTGTTACGACTGTAGCCATGATTTGGTATTCGTTTATTTTCTTTATGTTTAAAATCGTTAAATATAAAGAATGTGTAGTTGCAATATTGAAAAAATTAATGTCCCTCAAACGTATGAATGGGGACCGCCCATTTGGACAGTTATGCATTCTATGTCCTTGAAGGCAGGGACTTGTACAATTGATGCAATGCGTGCTGATGAGATGCGGGCGTGGGCTTCTCTTCTCCCAGCGCTGGGACCTATGCTTCCGTGTGAGGACTGTCGTGCTCATTTTGCCACATGGATTTCTGCTCATCCAATCAAACCCTTTTTGACATTGTCCTATAATGAAAAAGGCGAATGGATTCGACGGTGGCTCTTTGATTTACACAATGATGTGAATCGGAGAACAGGAAAACCTGCGTTCTCGTATGATCAGTTGAATCCGACATATAGAAATACGAATATCTCGGAAACATTGAAAATAGTTGATAGTCTTATGTTGAATGCTATGAAGGGCGGCAGTGCGAGTATCTTAAAATATAAGGAATGGCTCAAACAACTAGGCATGTTGCGTGGATTATATTAAAATTTGAAGGGGGGAACTCAAATAAAGAGTACAATGGCAACAATCATTTATGGTAGTCTTAAATATACTCAAGTTCGTCATGCTATCTATTGTAAACTTTGCAAGGATACAATAGAAAGTACATCAGTACACGATTTCAAATATTGTTCATGTGGTAAGATAGGAATTGATGGAGGGATTTCTGCAGGCAATCGCATCCTAGGAAATCTTTGTGATATTGAAACCAGAAGTATGTATTGTGCAGTTTTAGGCGGTAAAAAACTGTGGTTGCCACAGACAATTATTGAGGAAAATTTTGCACGGATCTATGATCCAGAGCGCCATGTCTCGCCACAAACATTGCAAATGTAAATAAACTTCAAGTTGAGAGCGTCGTGCTTAATAAGAATCACGTCGCGTTCAGCTCCCTTATTTGATTGACAGGTAAGAGCCGGACACTTAATCTCCTTCGTGTGTGGAAGAGTCGGATCCTGACGTGTAAACTCGTTGAGGAGAATCTTGTGTGACTCTGTGGCTCTCTGCTGAATCACTGTCTCCATGACCAGGTTTCCATCCTTGTCCTCCTCTGTGTAGCCACAGACACGGCAGATTCGGAGGAGCTGATCACCCTGAACTTTGTGATAGAGAGAATAGTCGCATTCGGGGCAAAACTTCATGGTTACCTCTTCTTTATATTGATTTATAAATCAATTTTTAGACTTATTCTTTCTAGTTTTTCTAGGATAGCCCCCTCCAGCCTTAGGTGAACTGGGGGGACGGTCTTCTTTGTTTCCAACGGCGTTTCCTGGTTTAGAACTATTATTTGCTGGAGGTTTGGGAGCATTTGAATGTGAAGACTTAGCTGAAGAAGGAGCTCGCGCCGAGGGTGCAGCTGCTGCTTTTGGTGATGGAGGAGAAGGAGCTCGCGCCGAGGGTGCAGCTGCTGCTTTTGGTGATGGAGAAGGTGAAGCTAGCTTGGGTGCTGGCTGTTGCGCAGCTCTAGGAGGTGAAGCTGGCTTGGGTGCTGGCTGTTGCGCAGCTCTAGGAGGTGAAGCTGGCTTAGCTGCTGGCTGTGCCGCAGCAGATGCATAACTTGCCGCTGCATTTGAAGGTAGGCTTATTTGAATGCCGCGATCAGGTTCTCCAAGTCCCCTACTCATTGCCGCTGCTTCTACTTCTGCAGCAGCAGATGCTCTATGAAACTTTTGCACAGCAGCTTCGCCTTTCTTTCCCTTACCTCTAGCCTTCGCCATCTCTAAAATGGATCTAGCAACTTCGGATGATATTAGATTTGTATTTTTTGTAACATTTATACCTTTTCCTGTTTCTGAAATTTTAAATCCTAAGATTTCCTTTATAATATTTTTTATTTCTTGACTTTGTTGTATCTCTTCTATTATTACAATACGTAGAGCATCATCTATTTCAGTCTTATCTAATAATTTTAAATCATCCTCCGCCTCCTTTTTTGCCGCTTCCAACTGTCTTGCTAGTTTTGGGTTTTTTGCTCTTACTTCTTCTATATTTGTCTGCTTAGTTAATTCTAAAGCCTCATTTCTAATACGTTTTTGTTTTTCTATACTTTTTGTTAGCCGTTTTGTTTCCCGTTCTAAGGTATCTAAGATAAATCCTTTTACTAGATCATCTATTATTTTATCTTTTAAAGTTCCACTAATATAAGTTGAAAATTCAGGTTTTTTACCTCTTATTGACGGTACTTTTGAGTCTGTCCATGCTTTGACCGCTGCTTCCCATTTCTTGTGAGAATTAAATATTTCCTTTTTTACTTCACTTCTTATTTGTGTAGAAAATGCTAAGAATGTATTATATATTTCTTCTGATGATCTTTTGTTTTTTGTTTTTTTAGCCTCAGCAATTATGTTGCTTAAATATTCTTGCCTTATTTTATTCCATACAATTCCTTCTGTTTTTTCTACTAATTTTTCCGATTTAGCTAGAATACGCTTGCGTCTATGGACTCTATAAAAGTTTCTTAGAGCATATATTAAAGCGGTGATAGCTGCAGCAGAGAGTGCAATGCCGCCTACTACCGCAGCTGTGCTATAACCGATGCTAGATATTGCGAAACCAATTGGTAAACTACATTCATAGGCAGCGAGTGAACTATATCCCCATACAAGACCTGCGCCAACTCCTACAAGTGGAGGTAAAATTCCCTTTGCGTATTTAATAGGACCTACGTTGGGTAAATAAGAAGTTAAGGCATGTGTTGCGACGCCTGCTCCTAGTCCAACGAGACCAGATGTTCCCGCTATAAAATATAATGTTCTACCAGCGCAATCAATCATAACTGTTGTTTCAGCTGCCAGTGTTATATATGTAATGCCTAGTGGAATTGTCAATGCGCTTTGTTTCTGCTCAAATTGCCACATAGGAATACATACTGGCTTTTCTTTTCCTTGCTCTGTGTGACAAACCCAACGATTGGGACTATATAAAGGTTTGCCATCAGCACCGAGATCAGTTGGAGCAGAAATTGGTACACACTGTAGCTTATCGTGTCTAAATCCAGGTGGGCATGCCGTTATAAACTCTAAATCGCTTACATCTACTAAAACAAGACCATGCTTCCCATTTTTTACAGGATCTCTCACACGCCACCAAGGGGCGGCTTCATCTACTACTTCTTGGTCTTCATCAAGTAGTCGACATTGTTCTTGTGCACCGTTAGGAAGTACTTTTTCTCTAGCTTCTAAAGCTTTTATTTCTTTATCGAGTTTATTATGCGCAGCTTCTTTTCTAGCTAATTCTGCTTCTTTTGCTTTTAGTTCTGCTGCTTTTGCTGCTGCAATGCCTTTTACATCCAGTAAAGTTAAATTATTAATACCTAGTTCTTTTTCTCTTTCAACCACTTCAGCCATAGTCTCATTTAATTGTTCTTGAATACTTTCTTTATCTGCCTGTGACGGACACTCTCCTTGCTTTGGTGCTGCTTTTTGAAAAATAGCAGGGAGCTCCCATTTAAGACCTGGTATTTTTATCTTTTCTGGTATTACTCCTACTTTACAGCTATCGGTATTATCTTTTAAACGTATTAAGGTTTCTTCAGCCTTTTTTAATCTAAGTAATCTCTCATCTTTAAATCCAATTTCATGTTTTTCTGCAGCTGCTTTTTCTAATTTAAGCCTAGCAATATCAGCTTCTAATGATTCTAATAAAGTCTTTCCATCCGCACCATTAAATATTGCTCTCTTTTCTCCTAACTTTCTTTGTATTTCCTCAAGTTCTCCACATTTCAACTGTTTTCTTTCTTCTCCTATTTCATCTAGTCTCTGTTTACGGAATGCTCCTATAGATTGAACTAGATCAGCAGGTCCTCTTTCTGCTTGTACTTGACTTTGACCAAAAAATCCATCGCTTTTCATTACTAGACCAGGAGTACCAGGAGCAAATTTACGTGCAACACGCTTATCTCCAGAAAGAGGATAGAGTTCAACCTCATTCGCTTTAAATTGAATAATTCCTCCTCTATCTTTTTTTAATACCGCTAAATGACCTGCTTTATTCTCAATCTCAACGTTTTCTAGACGATTTCCGTCTTCATCATGATGTAATACAGGAATCATTCCCGTATAACTGGGCGTGGGATTTGATAATGGTCTAGTTTTGGTAAAAATTGGAGCTAAAATTTTATATGCAGCATATCCACTTCCAGATGCAGCAATTAACATTATAAGAGGTGATGTGGCTTTATCAGTAAGAGTAAATGTTCCTTCTTCATCGCCAACTGTAGGACCCAGAGTAAGTGCAAGAATATATTGCGCATAACCGCTGCCTTTAGGAAATACATCTAAACGTTGAGCGGTTTCTACAACATCATTAATTGAAATTAATTGCTCTTTACCATCAATACTCACTTGTATTGCTCCTCTATTCATGACAAACTTTGCGTGTAAAGTTTTCATAGTACTAGCTATAATTTTTCTTATTTTATTTTGATCTTCTTCTTTATCCATATTACCAATTAATTCAATAACACGTTCACCTATTCTCATAGTAGGATCTCCCAAAACCGTTAATAATATTCCTTCTTCATCGGCTTCTTGTTTTGCATATTGAACTAGTTGTTCACCTCTTTGTTCATCTCTAGTTATAAGTGCTTCTGCTAGTCTTACTGCAAGTTTATTCTGAACTTCTTGTGCCCTTAGTATTAGTTGCTGTTTTCCTTCTGGTGTTGCTCTTTCTGCTACTCTACCTAATTCTGATGCCATTGTAGCCATATCCAGTATTCCTGCAGCACCCGCGATACCTGATGCTACGCTCGCTGTTCCTATTCCACCCTGTACAAAAGTAGAAAGTTCTTTTGCTCCTGCCGCCAATTTATGACTGGAATTGTTATTATTAGAATTAGAATTATTATTATTTGATTCTCCAGGCATTCCGCCGCGCTGATTTTGAATAAACTGCTTTTCAAATATGGTATGAAGTTCGTATTCCTTTCCGCCTCCACTCTGCTTTTGTATTCCGTTATAACCCAATACAAATTTCTCAAACTCATATTGACCACTCATTGCTACAGCAGCAAGAACATCTGAAGCATATCTGGCATGTTCATCTGTAATAACAATCTTATCCTTGAACACATCATCCATGGCATCATAACATACTTTTAAAAGTGCCCAAATCTGTTTCTCTGTATAAAAATCAAACAAATCCTCAGGCAACGGCGCATAGACTATCTTCGGAAACATACGAAGGATCGGAAGAAATCCCATGTAGGCTCTCACCATTAGCATGTGTTCAGGGGTGTGTTCAATTTGTGTTGTTGGATCAATATCATAAACCCTTTCAAGCATTTGTAGATATTGATTCCAGGCAGCTTTTGATCTCTGCTTTATCTTTCGTGTAAGCCTTCTGTGAGTAGAAGGCTTTTTTCTTGACACCGCGTAGTTAGTCGGCATTACGTCTCTATCTTATAAAAGCATTTTATTCCAAAATGATTCTATATTCATTCCGTAGGGTAGATTTAACCAGAATGTTTCTGCGGTATGCGATTGGATTCTCTTGCGCAGATTTTCCTTGAGTTCAGGCAAGAGATTCTGGATTTCATCTTCAAAGTGCTCCCAGGGATATCCTTTTTTGGACATGGGCGACTCAAACTTCTTTATCATATCTACCATATATTTGACTATCTGATGCTCTACACAATCGGCATACGCTGAGTGTTTAGGATCTTGTAAAGTACCTTTTTCCCAGGAGGGTTCATGCGCAAGAGGATTCTTATCCAAGAGACCGAGAATACTCAGAAGAACTGAATTAAATGAGATTGCTCCAGACCACTGCGGACCACTATAGGTTCCAAGAATGGATAGACAGACTTTTCCCTGAACATAGAGATTAGGATGAAATCGTGTTATGCCATCACTTGTAAGAATAAGGACTTTCGGCGGAGAAAATGGGTAATCAGCCGGAAATTCCACCGAAAAGAAGAGAAGTGCATCAGCATAGGGAGTATCTGCAGGTCCGCGTATCATTGCGATACCCTTGGTAAAATTTACTTCATCTTGAACATACCAAATTCCCTGTTGCTTGAGTTCTTGAACAGCCTGCATATCCCGCATGAGACGCTTGGAGGCTTGCGGTGGAAGAAATACTGACATCTTCCCTTGAATTGCGTGGGACCTTTAGCCTAACCAGTTGATTTTGTAGGATGTCATTAGGAACTACATGGCAGTCTTCAATGACCCCACACATCCGCCCCCCTTCAAAGCAGGATATGGCACAGCAAAAAAGGCGCGAAATACTCTGAAGCGCCTTCGGCGTGCAACTCGGAAAAAAGCGCGGCAGGTTGCCAGAACGATGTACTACCGTGCTAAGTATCATAAATATCAAACGCCCGATATGAAAGCTGCAATGAAAATTTACGGAGATTTTTTAAAACGCTCTGAATAAAAAAGGAAACATTTTTCCGCCGTCAGCTGATTAAATTTGGGAAGTATCTTGCTGCCTTGATTTTATCTGCGGCACTAAAAAAGTTCCTTAAGAGGGGGTGGCGACTGAAAAATTGACCCCGACTTGTATATCGAAAATGAATGAACACAGGATGAATAGCGTCATACAAGCCTATAGGAGTCATCCGATCTTTACATTTCTGGAGAACAGATCAGGAGGATCTGATGTGAGTGTCACGGGTATGGGCGAGTTGAATGGAAAGTGGTCAGTAAGTGATGAGGACTACCCGCAGTTCATGGATCTTCTAAACGATTATTTGTTTGTAAAAAAGCATCGCGCCCTCGGTTTTGTTGAGAGACCGCGCACAGATGCAGCGAAGCCGTACTTGATTGATCTAGATTTCAAGTATCCAGAGAATATGTCTCTCACGCATAGCTTCACCGACGAGCAGATTGCGGAGTTCTGCGGGGTTCTTCAGGAGGGTATCTCGCACTTCTTCGATGTCTCTGAGTACCAGGAGATTTCCTACTTTGTTATGCTGCGACCGACAGCGTACAAGGACAAGGGTGTTCTAAAGGACGGTATTCACATTGAGTGCCCCGATTTTAGTTTGACGAATGATAAGTGGAATGTTCTGCGTCGGTGGATTCTGAAGAATGGTGCAATCCGTCGTATCTTTGGACAGACTGGTTACTTGAACGAGGACCATGATGTCTTTGATCAGGCGATGGGGCGCAATCAGGGCTGGATGCTCTATGGTGCCTCAAAGCCGCAGATTCCTGCCTATGCACTCTCATGGGTCAAGAAGTACACGCCTGAGACCGATGTCTGGGAGACAGTACAGAGTGAACTCACGCCGCGGCAGCTTCTCGAACATCTGAGCATTCGGTACAACGTCGTTGAGGGCTGTGGTGATGTTAAGGAGGAGCGCAAGGAGGAGTTCGAGGATCTACTGAATCCGAGCCCTGTGGTCACTGGCGGCGTGCCACCACAGCCGGTGGAGCCGCATTCGCAAAATGTCCAGGCTTTACTTTCTCTAGTGCCAAATCCAGAGGATGAACGAGTTCTTATTGGGCGACTTGTAAAGGAATGTTTATCGGCTGATAGGGCGGAGGCATTTCTTAGCTGGCGTTGTGTTGGTCTCTGTCTCCACTATATTGAGCCGAGTGATGTGATGTTTGACTTGTGGATGGAATTTAGCAACAAGTCTCCAAAGTCCGCAGGGAACAATGTTTCGCAGCTTCGCAAGGATTGGTTTCAGGGAATGCGCAAGGATGGCGATGGTCCAAAGCTCACCATTCGCAGTCTCCATCTCTGGGCGCGCCAGGATAACAAGACAAAGTACGAGGAAATTATGAACGAGGATGTGCTGGAGTATATTATTCGTAAGTTAGACGGTACTCACTACCACATTTCACTTCTCATGCAGAAGATGTTTGGAAACAACTATGTGGCATCGATTGGTAACAAGGTGACAGAGTGGTACACCTATGATGAGTTACTGAATATGTGGAAGCATCTAAATCAGGGTATTGATCTGAAGCGGAAGATCATTGTGGACGTGGCAGACAAGATAGATGCCGCCTGTGTTCGAGTCCGTGAGCGCTGGAATAAGGCAACAGATGAGGATGAGAGGGAACGATATAATGCAAAGCTGAAGAACCTTCACAAGATTCAGTCGTGCCTCTACACAGCCGGCTTTGTAGATTCCGTTATGAAGATGGCAGGCACCCTCTTTGCCGAGGAAGACTTCATGTCCAAACTTAACATGAACCCCTATCTGTTCGGCTGTGCGAACGGCATCCTTGAGCTCAGGCACAAGGAGACGCCCACGAGCAAGGAGCGCGTCTTCTTCCGCCAGGGCAAGGCTGAGGACTTCGTGAGTTTCCTCGGTGGTAAGAGCATTTCCGATAGCTGGGATGCCATCAATTATAAGCCTTACGATCCGAACGATCCGAACATGCCCGAAATCATGGACTTCTTCAAGAAGGTTTTCCCGCGTGATGATCTGCGGGAGTATGTCTTCCGTCTCTTGGCTTCGTGCCTGGAGGGAACGAACAAGGAGCAGTGTTTCTATATCTTTCACGGCTCAGGTTCAAACGGTAAGTCTAAGATCATTGACTTGATGACAATGATCTTCGGTGATTACCAGACGTCTATTCAGACAACGGTGCTCACGAGGAAGCGCCCTGAGTCCGGTGCGGCGAATCCGGATATTATCGTGACGAAGTGTAAGCGCTTTATTCACATGGGTGAGCCTGATAGGAATGAGCAGCTCAATACCAGCCGCATGAAACAGTTTACTGGTGAGGATCTCGTAGAGGCGCGTGGTCTCTTCCAGGATCAGGAGAAGTTCAAGATCATGGGAAAGATGGCTCTCTGCTGTAATGACTTACCGCCGATCAACAGCATGGACGATGGTACGTGGCGCCGTGTGCGCGTCATTCCGTTCGAGAGTAAGTTCCGTTATGCAGACCACAAGGATTGGAAGGCAGGTCTCAAGTACCTATTTCTTCGAGATGATGGGCTCAAGGACAAGATGCTGCGGTGGCGCGAGTCGCTGTTCTCATACCTGGTGCACATTTACGAGACACAGTATCTTACTAATGGGCTCAATCCTGAGCCGCCGATCGTTCTCCAGGTCAGTGACAAGTACAAGGATTCCTACGACGTGTTCGCGAAGTTCATGAGCGAGCGTGTTCGCCAGGAGGACGGTAACCGCGTGGAGTTCAAGGATATGAAGCGTATCTTCAAGGCGTGGCGTCAGGAGGCATCCGTCAAGGCGAATCTGACGGATGCAGAGCTCTGGGGGCGGTGCCTGGAGTCCAGTAATATTGGTAAGTTCAATGAGCGAAAGCAGATTCTAATTCACATCCGCGTCTTCTCAACAGATGAAGAAGTGGAGGAGTACGATAAGGAGCACGACGAAGCGTCAGGTGTTGAGTAGAGTAACGATTTATATATTTTTATAGCGATTTAGTTTACTATGAGCCAATAGAATGTTGAGGTATCATTTGCAAAACTACTGTAAACGTGACTATAACCAGCGCTGGGAACAGCAGACGCAGCAATAGCTGTAGAACTATTATTCACAGTAACAAAGACCATTGAACCTCCAGTTGCTTGTGTTGTATATATTCTTCGGGTAGCTAAAGTAGCACCATTGAAAGTTGCTGCTCCACACGAAGCAGTACCAGGTGTACCCGATGAATAGGCACCAGAGCCTACAGGAGACGTTAAAAATTTCTGTCCGGTAACCGTTGTGGTCGCAGCAACACTCGTTCCAGCAGTAACTGTCGTACCAGCCGCATCACTCGTTCCAGCAGTGATCGTTGTGCCCGCCTGGACGCTTGTGTCTGTGTAGACCGGCGGCGCCTTCTCGGGGTAGACATCATTCGGGTAGCTCGCCATGTAGGTCGGCTTATCCGTATTGTAGATCGTGAAGACAGGATCATTCGAGTCAATGAAGCCAGAAAGTTCAGTTACCGCATCGTAGACACCTACCATGTACTTTGTGACACCAGGGTTCGCATCCGGATAGAGCTTCTTACCATTTTCACGCAGGACACGTCCCTTCGGGCAATTGGCTGCCGTGGCACCCGTGACACTAACATTGATCGTACCCACCTTTGCATACGAAGAGTTCATTGTGATTGTGTAAGCAAAGAAGTTGTTGTTAAACGCAGCAACTGATAAATAGGCGCGTCTAGACCGGTTCGCTGAACCAAGATCACTACCGTTTCCTGCAAGCAAAGATATCTCTACTCTTACTCGGGTTTTTCATCAAGAAGCGGCTTTGAATCTCCCTTGGCTGCCTGTAGCTCATAAACGTCCGATTGATCCACGAAGGTTCCATCGCGAATAGCTTCAATATCCTTCAACAAACGCTTTGAAATACCCGCATTTGTCTTCTCAAAAATATTGATTAGAGACGCTAGAACATTAATGCCAACACCAATCCAAACGAGTTCCTTCATGTCATAACCTGCTGCGATAGTTGTCGTAAGAATTCCCGCCGACTGTACAATATGAAATAAGTACATCAGTGCCATATTGAACTCAGTGAGGCACTTGCGTCGCCCCACGAATTCCTTCAAGTCATTCAACTTGTTCGCCTCAAAAATAGCCTTGATCTCTGCCGCGATAGAAATAGGTTCAGAAACAACAACCGGCACTGACGCTCTAGACGCGGGAGCGGGCACAGGAACAGATACAGTATTCGTAACAACTAAGGGCGCGCTCGCGGCGGCTGCTTTCGCATTCTTTGCAGAATTGGACGCACTCATTCTCTTTCTACTAAGCATACCGTAAAACCATTCCAAAAATGAAGAAAGCTACGAGAGCTAGGAAAAGAGCCATATATCCTGTCTGCTTTAGAGACTGTGAGCTAAAATATGTAACAAGTAACATTGCGACCGCAAAGAGCAAAAATGAAAGCCAAAAAAAGGAAAATGTAAAATCCTGAATGGTCGGGTTGCGCTTCGCTTTAAAGGTATCACCCATGGCATCCTTGCGATCAAGAAATTCACGATCATAGGTCTCCGCTGCCGAATCCGCATCCTTCCCCTTCGTCTCCAGTTCACCTAACGCATCTTCCGCATGCTGTTTTGTTTTCTGCAGTTCGTCCGTAGCCCTCGTTTTTTGTTGAAAGGTTGTCACAAGTTGATCAAGAGTTACCAATTTATCATCAAGCTGTGACTTTCTGAATTTTACATCATCGATATTGATGTACGCCATAACTTCTAACTTACTAGAAAGAATTGTTTCCACTTATATCTAGCGATGACTCAGGCGGGCAAATATCGGGAGTTGCTCCGCTCACATCATAGTGCCCAAAATAGGCACGATTCCAGTATCTCTTATCTCGTACCTGATTTGTGTAGTTCGCTCTGTTGGCAATCGTTACTGCAATCACAAAAAGCAAAATGCCCACAATGATACCGAAAAACGCATTAGAGAAATATCCTAGGCGTTGTAGAAAGGCGAGGAATGCCGTGATGCAAAGTGAAATAAAAATGAGCTGGAAGACAAAGAGAGTATCCAACTTATTGTTGTATGCCCACTCATTCACCTGGTTCTGTCTCTCCGCCAAGCTCTTATTATACGTAGCCGTATTGATAACATTCTCATTTTGATTCTTAATGTAAGTTCCCACATCATTTAAATCGGAGTTTCGAGACATGTAATACAGAAGAGAATGCTGGACATTCGTGTTTTTTACCATGTCTGTGTATGTCTTCTGAAATGTTGACTCACGCTCGTCCAGCAACTTATTGATAAGTTGTGTCTTCTGTGTGTCAAAATACGCCTGTCTTTGAGACGGAGTCATCGACTGAAGCGCAGACGTATACTGGGCGTCCTGGGCGTTTCTTGTCGCATCTGTTAAACTTTGAGTGTTTCCCATTTCTTTCTCCTATCTTTAGGAACGATAAATGTAAAGCAATAAACCAATGGCAACAATATTTAATGCGCCGTATAGTTGTAAGAGATTGTTTGCTGACCTGTTCTTTTCTTCAGAGAATTCAACCATTCTCTTACGAAGATCTGCCGTGGCGTTTTCACTCGAGAGAATCTGCTGGTGCTGCTTCAGAACATCAAAGGTTGATGAGATCTCTGTGTTAAGCGCATTTACCTTATCGCTCTGCTCAGAGGCATCAGAAGCACGCTTCGAGGCGATGAAGTTTGAAACCTGAATGAGATCATTTAACTTTACATTGAACTCCTTTGCCCTTGTAAGGTACATTTGTATCGTAGCCTGCTTATCAGCTGGCAGGGAGGAAGCCGTAGAAGCTGAAGTCAGCTGTGTAAACATCTGATTCAGTGCATACTTGTAGCGAACGAAGGTGAAACAATACTCATCCTTCAGATCCTTCATTGTCTGTAGTTCCTTGTTCGGTAAATCATCGAGAAGTTTCTGTACCTGGTCGCGCCCCTGAGCCTTTGAGGTATCATCCTGCTTGCTCCGAATTGTATCAAGCTGTGTCTTGAACTGAGAGCCAGATACCAGGCGCCCTGACGCTACAAGACTATCATAGATCGTTTGCATCTTTGGAGGTAAAATACGTCCAGTCGTAGGATCGCGCGCATCGACGCCCAGTGAGCCTGACGCAGGCATGATTGATTTATTCGGCGGGTATCCGAGATTCATATCTGCCTCAGATGTTATATTTGCTGTTGTGCTGCAAAAGCTCATTCTATATCAGACTCCGAATATTTTATCACATTACATCTTTGGCTTGGGTTCAAATAGATTGGGTGCTGGAGGTGCAGATGGAACTGGAGGTGGTGGACCCGCTGGCTTCGCTAACAGAGTGCTAAAACCCTCAGACGTCTTCTTTATAATTTCAACTTCAAGCTGAAATCCTGCCATGTATAAGAAAAGACCCAGTGAAACAATCAAGAAAATTAGAGCCATCGTCCACAGAACCGGAACACTTGATTTTTCTAGCGGACGACCAAGAGGAAACCAGCTTTCCCATACCGTTGTTTCAGCATAGGGATCACGTAAGAGTGCAGCACGTTCCTTCGATGATTGAAGATTAATGTCCTTTGTAGCAACCTGTTCCTTCTTCTCCTTCGCCTTCTGATGTAAATCATAAATCTCAGAAGAAATATTCTCTCGTTGTACAATTTCTTCCTGTAGACACTTAAGTATACTCTGTACATCCGTTTCCAGATTCTTAAGATCATTCATCTTTTGACCAATGACGTCATTTGTAGTTTGCGTCAGAGCGACTGTAAATTCCTGATTTGTTTGAGCTACTGTAAAGTCCTTGATCATAGTTTTATCTCCGTTCTGTAGAACGAGTTTCGTATTATCAGTTGGCACATATGAAACAAGAATCTTCGAAACACGCGACGGTTTTTGAAGTTCAACTTGCCACCATTTGCCCGTTGTTCCATTCGAATCATACTGTGTGTAAAAATAGCCTTGCCCTGATAAGGCATTTTTTGCAGTATAATTTACTGAGTATTCACTAGATGAGGTGGCAGTTCCATTCAAGGCAATACTATTGCCTTTCTCATCAAAAACTTGAATATGCTGAGCATAGAGATATCCAGAACCGGATTTTTCAAGACGAACATATTTTACAAGACTCTGATACATCACCTGGGGGTCAGCGTTCTTTGCGGCTGTCTGTAAATCAGCCTCTAAACTATTGGTTACATAGGCGCCCAAATCATCTGTACGCCTTTGTATCTGTGATTTGAAATCACGATATTTGTTTGAATCTACATAGTTTACTCGTAAGGTGCTGCAACCCTCAGGTGGATTTATAGGTTGAGTCTGCGCTTTCATCTTCTTAAGGCGCACAAACTCTATATTCAACATAATAACCAGCCGAAGGACTCGGGCGTGTGATCTTTACAATATCTCCTGGTACCAGACCTAGAATGCGCGCCTGAATATCCTGATGAAAGACAATAAGCGGAAATTGACTCTTCTTTGCATATAGCTGCTTAAGCAGCTCAGCGTGCTCCGCTGCAGGGACTCGCTCATGCTTGGGTACAAGAACATGCTCTGCAGGATTGTTTACAAGCTGATCCACAAGGAAGAAGGAGAGACGAAACTTGTTGTTATTCCACTGATTTAGAGATGCCGATGTAAATACATCGGCAAGAGGATGCGCATCATCTACCAGCATAACGATCGCTTCCGTTGTTGAGGGATCAATGGCGTTCTCATACGTATCTTCTCTACCTGCTCTCTGTTCCTTTGTCACAGCATTAAGGTTTGCAGTAATGAAACCACCTATCTTCTGCTTTAACTTCGTCAGCGAATAACGAACAGTGCAGTTTGTGATACCTGTATCCGTAGTCTCGGCAGAACGTTCAAAATCCATGCGCAAGGCTTCCTCGCCGCCCTTAAGCATAGCCTCAATCTCATCATAACCGAAATTCATATAAGGTGTGACGTTATATCCGCGACTCGCAAGAATATTCAATAGTGTCTTGCGACTGCGAAGAATGTGATCAATGGCAGGGACGTTCATCTCTCTATGATTGAAAAGAATTGTTTTTTAAATCAAATTTTAACCTTGTTTGATTACATTCACCTTGGTTGTAGGAGGCACAGATGAGGCTGCCACTGTTGAACCATTATTTGCTTGCGGCTGCGGAGCAGATCGTGGGGGTGTACGTCTATTTACATTATTGGGAGAACGCTGTTGTTGCTGAGGCAGAGGGGGAAGCCCTGTTGCTTGCATGGCAGGGGGGCTCGTATCAACAACCAGTGTCGGGGGAGCACCAGGAATTGCTGAAGGTACAAGAACTGCATTAGTTTGTGTCTGCTGTGGCTGCGGCTGTATATTAATATTGACGGCTGGCTGTTGCATCTGTTGAGGCTGCATTTGCAAAGGAGAAAATGAGAGATCGTCGGCTTCAATGGAGGATGACGGCTGCGCCTCTCCAACAACTCTGTAATTAAAGGCTTGCTGTTGCATTTGTTGGGGCTGCATTTGCTGCATGGTATTCTGTAGAACAACATTCACGGGCATACCCTGTTGAGGCTGTTGTTGTTGTTGTGGCTGCTCTTGTACTTCAGGCTCTTGCTCAGCCTCAGGTTGTGCCACACCCAATTGTCTTAAATCTTCAGGAGTCGCCTCAATAGGCTCAATAGGAGTAATCATCTCAGGTACAACTGTATCAGGTAAAACGAGAGTCTCTAATTCCTTATTTGCAATCTGTATCAAGGAGGGGTCCATGAGATCTTTGATCTCAGGTTTTCTGAGCCGTTCCAAATCTCTCGCCGTCAAGATTCGCATGCCCATATTCATGTAAGTATTGAGCTCCTGATTCAACAGGTACGTTGCATAAGGCATCTCCACCTTACTGAAGGAAGCAGAACTCTTGACTATAGGCGGTAAAAGTTCCAAGTTCTTTACACTGTCGCCCGCATACCGCACAGGACCATCGCACATCGAGCAGACATAGAGCTTGGTAGACTCGTTGTAAATCGGTACGGTTCCGCAACTATTACAAAGTACAAGTTCAGATCCGTCACTTCTCTTCATCATAGACTCCTGGAAGAAACCTGAAACTCCGTGGGCTTGCAACGCCCAGCATTCCATCTCGCCAATACGCAGACCACCCTCATTTCCGCGACCACCTGTCGGCTGGTGCGTACGCTGTTCTCTTCTACCTGCACCACGCGCGTTCCATTTATCTTCCGTCATGTGCTTCAGGCGCATTGTGTAGCACGTTCCAATGAAGATCGCACTCGGAATTTGTACTCCTGTCGTGCCATCATACAAGAGTTCATTGCCATATTTCTCAAATCCATTCTTTTCCAGAATAGACTCTACAAAATCTGTTGGATTTCCTTCGTTCATGAAAGACGTTCCATTTGAAATTGCACCACTCAGCGCCGCTGCCTTTCCGAAGATTGTCTCCAGGAGCTGTGCCACCGTCATACGACTCGGAATCGCGTGAGGATTCATAATCATATCAGGCACTAAACCATCCTTGGTTCTCGGCATATCGTGACCACGTATCATCATACCAATTGTGCCCTTCTGTCCGTGTCTGTTAGAGAACTTGTCGCCCAGCGCCGGTGTACGATCCTGTACAATACGTACCTTGATGAGGCGCAGACCCATGTTGTTTACGAGAACAACGACCTCATCCACGCGTCCTGACGTCCAAACCTGTGGTGTGAGACTTGCGTCTCTCATCGCGCCCGACTCACTTTGAATATAACGCGCCACAATAACCGTGTTCTGATCTACATACTCTCCCTTTTTCACGATGCCGCGATCATCGAGCTTTCTGTAATTGAGTCCAGGCGCAATATTCGTCCACCCAGGGACCTTCTCAGGATTCGCAATGCGTGTTCTTGTCTTCGCCTTCTCATCGTCCTCCTCAAACGTCTCATAGGATCTGAACGACATATTGCGGAAGAGACCGCGTTGAAACGCATCTTGGTTCATGACAATGCCGTCATCCTGGTTGTATCCTGTGTAGGATCCGATTGCCAGGATCAAGTTGTGTCCATAGCCAATGTTTCCATCGGCGACATAATCGTAGTACAGTGTTCTACAAATGGGTGCCTCTCCATAACAGAGAACATGTACTTGGTTGTCAAAGCGCGAGGTGTACTTTGTAGAATATAGGGAGAGACCCTGTTTGCTCTGACTGCAACTCAGCTGGTTACGCGGTGACTGATTGTGGTTTGCAAAAGGAATCATGGATGTCATCAGACCCAGGATTGTTGACGGATGAATCTCTACGTGGGATGTCTCGGGATTAATATAGCTGGGATAGTTTGCAATATAGATCAAATTGTGTTCATAGGGATCAATGTACTCGATAGAACCCTGGAATGGCGTCAAGTAGTCAATGTAGTCCTTGAGTGAAGCAGATGTTTCTCTCTTGGCAAACGGATCAAAGAAACCCGAGGATGACAGTTCTCTCGCATTTGTCTCAGGGAGAGTTCCCATCACGAGATCGCGCCATCTCTTCAACTTTCTGAGTTTCTCAGCAGGGAATACGCGCGGTTCCTGTAAATAAATGAGGGGGCGCATCGGACGTCCCTCATCCAGATACAGGAAGACCTGGCGTTCCTGGATATTGAAGCCAATGCTCGCCGAGGAAGGGAGGCAGCCCGTGCGCTTGAAGAGACGCAGAGTCTTTGTCAGATCAAGTGGCTGCAAGGTGTAACCAAGGATACCACCGTTCACAAACACGGGTACACTGATGCGAAGAACATCCTCTGTTATATATTCACAGGGAATCACACCTGCCTTATCAAAGAGCCACTTCGAGATGCCCGTGGGGGCAGTGGCTGTACTGATCGCCGTCATCATACTGAGATTCTTCGTGACACCGATACTGGCACCCGTTGGTGTCTCTGAGGTACAGAAATACCCATACTGACTGGGATTCAGACGACGCGGTCCCGCGAGCTTCATGGACGTATCGAACTCTAATACGAGACGGCGGCAATGTGAGAGAAAGTCGTGGTAAGAGAGGCGAGACAGCGCTTGGATAACACCAGGCTTATCCTCGCTTCCCGCTGACCACTTGCCCTTGAAGCCGCGCAGAATCCCCTCAGTAATAAAGCCGACCTTGAAAATACGGAGGCGATTGCCAGGTAGGAAAATATTAACGAAATTCTCATTGTTGTAGATACTTGTCTGGTAATTGTACTCTTCATCGATAGCACGTGCTGTCGCCTTTGTCCAGTTCTTATAGATTCCCTGGAACAACATCTGGATCAAGAAACCGCTCGTCAAGCACCGCTGGTTACGAATATCATCGCGGTTTGTCGATTGATCAATGCCCGCATTTACACGTAGAATCTTCCGCACGCAGTCGCCAAGGAACGCCGCGCGCGTGCCAGGGGTGTCATCGATGTGAATAAAGAGCTGATTATGGATGACGTCAAGTACACGCGCCTCGCTCAAGCCGTGGGCATCACTAGATCTCTTCGTCATCAACTTCATGTACTGGATGGCGGAATAGGTATCAACGAATGGCAGCGCCTCCGAGATACTGGGTAAAAGACGATCCTCCAAAAGTTTCGCCTCCGCCGATTCCGAATCGGGGAAAATCTGGCGCACAATGTCACGATCCGACTGAATACCGAGTGCTCTGAAAACAATGAAGACAGGGATCGGCTTTCTCACCATCGGCAAGATGACCTGGATTGCATCGGTTGCGCGGTCTGTTGTAAAGACAATTCGCTTTACCTGTCTTGTTTTCGGCGACAAGCATGTAATAGATGCGTAGGTACTCAGTTGCGGATCTCTCTCTTGCTGCGTGATGTACAGGGTATTGAACGCCTGCTCCTGACGTGTAACGAGCACCTTCTCTGAGCCTTCGACAAGGAAATAGCCACCATAATCGTATTCACACTCACCCGCCTCTCGCAAAAAATCGGCGGGCTTGCTGTGTAGAACACAATAACGACTCTGTAACATAATAGGTATGCGGAACAGAGGTAGGCGATCATCGGCTTCCGCCGTTTTTACGAGGTTCACCTCAAAAATGCGCGGTTCAAGGACGCCTTTGTCCCCAGCGATGAGCACAGTCACACGAATGTAAATATCAGCTAAAACTACAGATGAGTAGGTGAGATTACGAAGGCGCGCCTCGTTCGGAAAAAGAAGACGCACTTCTTCAGTATCCTGAAGACTGACTGTGGGTGAACCGATGTAGATTCCAGTGCCAGATTCTCCCCCGACGAAAATTTCGACCTTGTATTTGTACTGGTTTTTGGAGGGAATGAGATCTTTCAAGATCAGTATTGGATTTGACGCCTGGATTATATTTGGAAGATCCTCACTCATAAATTGGTCAAATGAATCAATGTGGTGACGGGTAAACGGATAGGGCTGCGTCTTGAAATAGGAAGTAAGAATTTCACGGGCTAAGTCGGTATCTGAATTTTTTTGCTGCATGCTCGGAAGAACCCTATTGTCTATTGAGGTTTCTTCAGAGTATGATTTCTACGCTTTGCTACCGGGTACTTACACATTTGAACCTGTTATTTCAGACGTGAGTTGACGATTGATGGCGTAAGACGGATAGGAGACCGCTTGCGGCGAGGCAGTTACGTAGGGCGGATTCGCTGTGTTTGCCGCGGGAGATGGCGGCAACAATTGTGCCTTCATGGCAGACTGCGCATCATAGGCTACAGAGGTAGGCACAGTGGGAGAAAGCGGTCCGAAGGATAGCGCCTGGGCGAACTCAGACAAGGTGGGGAATCCACCACGTTGCTTTCTGTTGCGACGGCTAATACTTCTTTTACCACCGACCTTGTTTGAGCCCGTGGATTCGTAGACAACGGGCGTGCTGTTTTCCTTGCCACACTGTGTGGGAAAGAATGAGTCCTGGTTAATCTTGTTGTAGAACGTGAAGCCGTCGCTGATATATTCAAGGAAGTTGCCATAGGGGGTCTGGTAAGTTCCGGGACGTGTCTGGAAGTCCAGAGGAGCACCAGCAAGAGGTGCAACACCGCCTGACTGCTTCTTAGTCTTATTCTTTCTTGTTGTTTGCTTCTGCTTTGCATGATGATCAATAAGACTCTGCGCAGCTGCGGCATCAACATCGTGGTAAAATACCTTCTTCCATTCACGTTGAAAGGCGGCAATCTGCTCCTTCTTATCCTTTTCCGTATGAACAAGCCACTTTGTAAATTGCTCGATGTGGTCAAACGATTTCCTGAGTTGGGGAATCGTTTGAACGCCCTTTTTATGCTTGAGTGTGTTGCTCTTCTTCATCTATTTATATGGGAGAATCCTTTATAAGAAGGGAGGGGAATACGGATTTCTGTTAGCGCGACCGTTTCCGTTGCCACGGTTGTTTACGTTATTATTATTATTGTTAAAATTATTATTGTTGTTATTTATGTTACCAAAGATTCCGAGATTGGCGGGATTGTTTGGTTGATTTGTGGTGTTTACCTTGACGTTTGCCAAGTTGGCAACTGCCCGTATAGCGTTGTTCGCGCCCTCCGTAATGACATTGGTGGCTGTTTCGGGCGGCGGGAGATTGATCGTGTTTGCCTTGACATTTACATTCGCCGAGGTGTTATTTGAAGAAGCAGATGACCCGGAAGGAAGTAAATATGTCAAGTACAGTATAATCATCAAGATAACAACACCAATCAAGATATAAGGAGCATAGACAACTGCCCCGAGCTGCCACGTGCTGAGCCTATACTCGTTCTGAAACATACTGTAATGATTGTAGATACCGATACCCAGTAAGATGAGTGATACCACCGCTAATACGAGCGGTCCAAACCGCGGTATCACAAAAAAAACGATCGCCGCGGCGACCAATAAAACTAGGATTGACGGCAGGAAAAACTCCATTTACTCTTTTCTTAGATTTTATCCATGAGGTCCTTCTGTGTTAGAAAGTGCTTACGACAACAAATCCTCTTCAAGCCGAGCTCATCAAGAACACGACCCTCAGGGGTGTCGGGTAGAGTTACACCGTCCATGTAAAAGGGAACTTCGGCTGTCTCGCCTTTTAGCTCCCTCAGTCGCTTTTGGTAGTACCTCCACTTATCAGCTAGGATTTTACCACAATTCATGCAAAGGACTACTGTGATCATTCTATACGTACCTGTAAAATTGCTTTAGGAATCAAATTTTGTTTGTCCAGGTGTAAAATTGATTTCGTCGATCCACATGATTTTTGTATTGAAATGCTGTATCGTATTGCGTGGACAATGCTGGATGGATCTTCCGGTAATGGAGAGTATTGCTTGAATCTTGAGGCGGGTCAAAGCTGGATTCAGTATTTAAGAAAGGAGTATCCGGATATGAATCATTGGCTTGAACCCTGCGTCCAAAAAGTAGATTGAACTTCATTACAGATACCAGAAGATGTCATCTGTATTGAATTTGAGTGGTCTGAACTACCAGAATGGAAATCCTGTTCGGCGTGAGATTAATGCTTTGAAGGCGGAGATTGAAAGTCTGAAGAAGGAAATAACTGCATTGAAGTTTTTTCGTCCCGTGACGGCGCCCTCATTAACGCCTGTCCAGGGTCCTCCGGGTCCTACTGGACCCCCTGGTCCTGCCGGTCCTGCGGGTCCTCAGGGTCCTCCTGGTCCGCAGGGTCCTGTAATGTATGTCCAGCCTGTTGCGGCTCCTGCGCCTGCTCCTGCTCCTGCTCCTGCGCCTGCTGCCGATGCCCCCATCGCCTAAGCGTTTTCTACCTGCTTTCGTACAGAGCGTACCATTGCCTCGCTCACAATCATGTTTTCATTAATTTGAATCGCATGTACAATCCTCTTTAAAGGTATGTTCGGGTGTTCTCGTAGATACTTTTCAATTACCGTCCGTTTTTCATCTTTCACAGTTTTGGTGACTGAAGTACCTACAGTTGTAAAGGAACGCGTCTCACCATCACTTGTCTGTTGAATCGGTCCTACCTCAAAAAGACCTGCATGTAAATCATCATGGCACTTTTCACATAGAACAGCCAGATTTCGCAAATCATTCTGATGACTGCCATCCTTAAAACGCCCAGCAACTGCGTCGGCACGATGCTTCACATGATGAACTTCCAGCTCCTTCGCCTTAGCATCACCACATTTCTCACATTGCTTTGCCACAATCGATGCATTCCAGTGACTCGGCACCGCTTCAGAATAGGAGACTTCGCCTTCTAATTTCCGCCTAAATGCAAGAGCAGCCTCGACGATCGGAACAGGAATATGCATCGCCCGCGCCACTTCAATACCGTATAAGGTTGTTCCTGCTCCCTTATGCAAGGTTCTATCATACACAAGTCGATCATTTACAACATCGTAATGACACTGTAAATGCCAGATACCCAACTTCGGAAAATCAGTCAACTTATGTAGACCATGGAGATGTGTCGCAAAGACAAAGCGTGACTTTGCCTGTGTAAGATACTGAATTCCCGCAGCCACAAGACTGGTGGCGCTGACGCTTTCCGTTCCACTACAGAGTTCGTCGCCGAGCACAAGACTATAAGGGTCCGCCTTGGCAAAGATATCACGAAGTTCTGACATTTCAACGGCGAATGATGAGAGACCCGCCCACAGATTATCCTGATTTAAAATGCGGGTGAGCACTGACTTGAATGGAGCAATCTTAAAACTTGTTGCAGGGACGTAGCAGCCTGCTTGTGCCAGGAGAGTGGCGATACCGATCGCTTTCATCAATGACGATTTACCCGAAGCATTCATACCGTAAAGTAGCCATCCAAGATCATCTGCTTCCTGGAATCCCAACGACACGTCATGTTTTACATATTCTACGCGAGTTTGTATCGCCTCTAAGAGAGGATGACGAAGACCTAGAGCCTGGAATCCAGAGTCACCCTGTCGCTGTACAATTGTCGGGCGACAATAGCCACGCTGCTTAGAGACCTTTGACAGCGTCAAGGCACAATCCAACTTTCCTACCCAGTCTTCGAGTGTAGACCACATACTTTCACCGAGGCTTGTCAGGCGCTTACACAAGGGTATAAGTTCCACTTCAGCTGTCCGCTTGAGTTCACCGAGAAGATGCTCATAGTTTCTTGCGATCTCCGTTAGTCGTGTACATTCCAGCTGTGACCGACTGGAGGCGCGAATTTGAACCTGGATTCCATGGATATTATCGCATGTCCCTAATTTCTTCTTGATGAGATTCGCAGTGGTCTTTGTCACGGTCGCTTGGAGGGACTGTTGATCACGTCCCTCGAGTCGTAGAGCTTCCTCAGGAAGACCAACCCATATTCTAAGAGTCTCGATAGTCTCACTGGCTGCTTTCAAACAGGCTGTGAGTTTGTCCTCACACTCCTTCGTCTTTGGAGCGACTTCATCCTTTAGAAAAGACACTTCATCGCCCCTCACACTTCGCTCTGCTTTTTGAACATCAAACAGCGTATTGAAAAGCGCCAAATACTCTTCAAGTTCTACCTGCCACGGTCGAAAGCTGAATGGACTTTGTGCCTGATTCACTACATCAATAAGTCGCAAAATACATTGATATGATTGATTGAGATTCAAGATGTCCGAGGCGCTACAGGTGTAAATCATACAGTTTCTGTGAAGCCGTGAAATATCAAACATAAGTCGCAACTGTGTTTCTGCAGACTTCTGGATTTCAGCATCGACCTGATAAAAATAGTCCACTTCCTTCAATCTCTGTTCAATGCGCTTTGGACTGGACGAGGGATGGAGAAGACGAGCTCGTGTAGCTCGCCGTCCCAGAGCAGTAATAGATCGCTGGAACAAATTAAAGACAGAATCTTCCTGAGCAGCTGAGACATAGTTGAGTTGGACAAGAGAATGGTTTCCGAGGTAGACGCCATCTCCAGGAGACCAGTTGGAATGTCCAATCAGATTCTTTACAGCGCTAGGAATGTGCTCCTTGGCAAAGATAAGAAGAGAGGTCAGACAACGTTCCACCTTTTCCTTGTCTCGGACTCCGAGGAATTCCCGGATGGAGATCAAACCGTGGTCCGAAAAGAACTCCTTGAGACATTCTGCGCGAACAGTGGGATTTTCCAGAGGACCAAGTTCATCCGAATTCGCCAACTTTCGGTGGAGAAGAGTTGCGGGAAGTTCCAGAGTTTTTCTCAAGAAACTTTCGGTTGGACAAACGAATTTGTCCCCGCGCCAAAAAACCAGAAGTTCTTTGGGTCTGTAAATCTGGAAAAAGTTTACCAGTTCGTCGGCGGTCCAGGAGTCGGGAAATCCGCGGCTAGAGCCCTCAAAGGATTGGAGAGTTCCCGTAGTGAGATCCAGGATCGTGGCAGCAAATGTCGGAGGGGCTCTCTGAAGAAGAGATCCCTCTTCCAGCCAGAGAGCGGCAAGATAAGGAGGTTCAGATCCAGCCGATTCGATGTGAGTGCCGGGTGAGAAGATACGAGTGACTGGGCGTCCTGTTACAGCACCGCCTTCATTCTTTTCCTGTGTAGCCACAACGACAGTCCAGTTCTCTCGTGTAAGAATTGTGGCGAACTTCTGAAGAGAGACTTCTGGAATGCCTGCGAAATAGCAGTCTTCTTTATTCGGTCCATCGCCCTTTTTAAGAGTGAGCTGAATGCCGAGAATTTCCACGGCTTGTTTTACATTTGTTTGACCCTCTTGTGTTTCTTTGTCCAGTATATCATACAGTTCGAAGAACTTACCCACAAGCATAAAAAAACAGGTCTGGTCACCATAGATGTTTTTGTATTTTTTCCACTCACTGATGTATTTTTGGTACATTATCATCGCCCTTATGTTATATTTGCGCTTTGGGTTTAGGCTTTTAGTTTACAAATTAGACCCTCGGGCATTTCAAACCGGCATAAAAATTATCTAAATTTTATTTAACTTCAATGGTAATCCGTGTCCGAATAATATCATATATATTAAAACGAATGATGCTATTAAAATACTTCTA